TCATTGATACATGCGACTTTAACATATTTATATGGCTGGGAGTGTTGGCCTTTTCGATAATGTTGTACAATTCTACAATCTGTTCTGATTCTTCTTGTGTATACTTTGATAGGTCAATATTTTTTATTTCGATACTTGCTTGATTTCTAATTTCGATAGGTGTATTATCAAGATTATACCAAGGTGCTCCGTTGAGCCAACTAAAACCAACTTTGAATCTGTCTTGATAATTGGTATACTCTTTAAAAAATTTAATGCTGTCAGCTAAATTTAAAATATTCAAGTTATGAGGAACAATAGCAAACTCACAAGTTAACCACGAATATTTTTTAAGTATGTCAATTTTTTCAAGTACTTCGTCCCATTTCAACGGCCAACGCAGATATTCGTAAAAGTTTTTTCCGCTGCCGTCAATGCTATAATTAATGTGTAGATGATCAAACGCTTCTAGTTTTTGTATTTGTTCTTCTGTAAAGCTACCGTTTGTGGTAATGTTTAAGCCTGGCAAAGACTTGCCGCTGTTAAGCAAAGCATCGATCATTCTATCAAAATGTACATTGATGAATGGTTCGCCGCCTGTGATTTCTAATTTTCTAATGTTATCTGCTCTGTCTACAATATCATTGATGATATTTCTATACCAAGTTTTACTTTTTGACCAATCATGTTTTTTTGTTATTAACTTGTGTAGGTCAGCGTCTTCCACTGTATCTTTCATAGCCTTATATTGTTTTTCAATAAGACTACTGCGACTAGCATTACAAATTCTACAGGCTGTATTACACTGATTACCAAAGGTAATCATAATATGTTCAATGCCTTTATCAGCTTTGCCTTCGTAATAAGCGTTGCGTTTTTGACGCATACTTTTTGCGCCACTGTCTTCTTGACGCCAGCAGAAATCGCAGCCACTTACTCGCTCTCCTGAATCTAATTTACTTTTGAATTCTTCAAGCCAGTCACTTTTTAAATATTCTTCAAAACTTTCAACTTCTGGACGTTTGCCAACATATTGACAGCAAGGACCTAAATTGCCTCTGCTGTCAAAATGTATTTGTTTGTATGGTTCACTACATCTGTGCTTGTTCTTCACGCCATCTCTCTAACAAATCATCATCTAGCTCAATCATAAATGTCATCAACAATCCCATTTTGCTGTTCCACTTTTTTCGAGGTTCTGTATTTAATGATCCTTCATTTGTAGCATGTAATTGTACAGCGTCAAAAATACAAGGTGAGCCAGTTTTCCAATCAAATACACTTTCTGCGTTAAGTCCTGCTAATCGTTTATAAGGAGTATTCATATATTTTTTATGAAACTCTTTGTCAAACGGTTCATTGCTCTGTGGCATTGGATCTCCGTTGCGATCATAAAATTGTAAATGACTGTAATCGGTTACAATTTCATAAATGCTGGCAATATTTTTTACTTCGGCTCCACCGTTGTATACTTTTGCCCAACCAATATCACGCTGTTCAAAAAACACAATTTGACCGCCATCTTCTTCGTCAAGATGGGTGCCAATCCACAGTGGTGTAATTATATTCTTCCAAGTTGTGTATTTGCGTTGTGGATGATTCAATGGCACATTTTCGCACATGCCTTTGTAGCCTTTTTCACGCATAGCATCTTGGTGTAGTCCATACTGTTGTGGAGTAATAAAATAATTACCACCAATTGTAGGAGATTTTTCTGCCACCGGTCCTAGTACACTATCAAATTTTTCTTTATATCGTTTGTAAATAACTTCCATATCAACATCAATAATAACAGTGCCGTTGCGATTTAATCTTGGTTTGTTATAATCTGCTGTAAAGGCATTTTTCCATAGCCAATCTAATTCGTCTTTGTCAAACAAATCATCTACACAATCTGCTTTACTACTATGTCTACGTACATTTTCAATGGCTATTGGATGGTCCATTGGCAACATATAAAATCCCGGTTCGTCAGGTGTACTCATAATGTTCCTCCATATATTTGTATAGTTCCATATTTACATCTTTTAATTGTAAACCAGTCACTTTGTCTATATTATAAGTGAAATCAATAAATTTGTCAAATAAATTGTTTTGCTCAATACTTTTGTAATACTTTATGTTGTAATCGTCTTTAATAACATTTAAGTATTCTTGCGGTAAAACATGTACGCTTAAAAATTCTGGAACAACAAGAAGACTGCTGTAATGTTTAAAACCTAAATCCGTAGCATATTGTTTTACACGTTTCATATCATGTAAATTATAAGCCTGTACTGTGCTGTAAACCGCCATATCAACACTGGTATTAGCACTGTACTCTGCCCATTGTTTGGTCACAGCATCTACTGTGTTCCATGTTTTACCATGCCGCACGTAGTCGTTTACAAGCTCTACACCGTCAATGCTTAGTTCAATTGTGACAGCTTTGAACTGGTCCAAATACTTTAGCCATTTGTTTGGAAAAAATGTACAGTTAGTGTTGAGTTCAAGTTCAATATTACCAATTACGTTTTTGTCTGCTAAGTATTCAAATAATTGTTTTGTTTCTGGTGTAATAAAAGGTTCACCACCCAAATACTTGATTTTTTTAAGTTTGCTAAGATCTACATCAGCAAAAATACTTGGCACACTTATCTCAGGCTGTACAACAGTATGATGATATTTTTTCAGTTGAGAATTTTGCTCTACTAATTTATTCCACAATGTGCTGTAAGTTGGCGCACACATTTTACATGCTAGATTACATTTATTGCTTAAACTGATTTCAATGTATTCAAGATCAGTTGTGCCTGAAAAGTTTTCGTTCATTTGTTCACGTAAACTGTTGTGTCCACGCTGTTCTTCTTTCATACATTTTTTACAACCGTCTGCCCATCCGTCAGTCATATCATATATAACACCTTGATAAAAATCACTTTGTTTGTAATCAGTAAAACTGGTTTGTGTAATATCTACGTGAGGAAAGTTGTTAAACCTACAACAAGGACGCCAACTGCCTGCGACAGTTATACACATATGGTTGTTTAAAGCATTACAAACTGGCATTTTCTTTTACCCAGTTAGCTGTCCATTCTAACCCCTCTTTTCCAAAATGAGTGCCAGCTTGCCACCATTTTTTACACTGTTCTTTTCCTAGTATATCTTCTAAACATGGCAAGTCTAACTTACGTTCTTTGCCCTCTGTTTGAAGATAACAAAAATCAGTATTATTTTTTATGTATTCATAACTAAGTTTATATTCAAGTTGAAATGCTTCGTCGTTCATAACTTTATAATATGCTTTAGCTAGGTCAATTGTTTCTTGCTTGGTTGTTAAATCAGCAGACTGCGAAACACTTTGAATAGTTGCTATTTGTACATCATTGTACACACTATGATCAAATTGTTTAATATTATTTTTTTGTTTTAGATGGGTTGTCCAATCAACATTATCGTTCCAATATGTTATTCTTTCAGGCCTTGTAATTTGAAATACATATTTGTCAGCTGGATTATTTTGTTTTACCCAGTTTAATAAATGTATTTGGAATAGTAAACTGCTTCCTGCTACAGCATAATTTTCAACTCTGTAGTCAGTGTCTAACAATTGCGGCCAACTTAAATAATTATCAATTTGTCCAACACCGTGTGTCCAACTACATCCAAAAATTGCTAGTTTCATATATTATCCAATATCCAATCTGCTGTCCACTGACTGCCTTGTTTGTTAAAGTGCTGGCCTTCATCAGCAACAAACTTATCACCAACTATATCCATTAGTACAGGCACACCGCCAATTTTACATACGTCTTCGTTATGGAAGTATACAAAGTCAGTTTTGTTTTTTACATATTCAACAACTGCTTTATACTCAGTTCTGTGAATATTTTTATTAATGTACTTATAGTACAAACTGGCAAAATCGTGCTTATCTGGATACTTCCAGAAACTGTCTTTTTTAGAAAGATTTAGATGTCCAGGAGTGATACAAATAAAATTTCTATATATGTCTCCACTACGATCTAATTCTCTATAATTAACATATTGCTTTAGATATTTTCCATAATTTAATTGGTCATTAAAGTATGTTAATCTATGAGGTGATGTAATTTGAAAAATTATTTTATCATATGAATCATGTCTACACACATCGTCCATTAGGTATGCTTGAAAACTTAAACTACTTCCTGCTAATGCCCAATTATCAACCTGCCAGCTTGGATTAGCATCTGCTAGTGCTTTAGGCCAACAATAAGCATTATCTACTGGGCCAATTCCTTGTGACCAGCTACAGCCAAAAGTTGCTATTTTCATGCTACTTCCGTAAGTTTATTTTGTATTTCGGCTTCTTTTTTCATAAACATCCAAGACTTTTTCTGTCCTGTTAGTTCTTTAATCAAGTCGTTTACTTCTTTAAATCTTCTGTTACGAGTTTCTAGATCGTTGCCTTTATAACTCCAATCAACTTCGTCATTGTAATAATCCAAGTCATCTTTGATTTCTTGCCATAACGGTTGTGTTTCATCTAACATTAATGTATTAGCAAAGCTAAACCATATAAGAGGTGTTTTACCGTCATCTGCTTTACTGGTTGCCCAACCAAGATCATAAATTTTTCTTACAGTGTCTAGAGTTTGCTGATGATCTTCTTCAGTTTCAGTAGGCCATCCTACAATCATCATAAGTGTACTAGGTATCTTGTACTTTTGTAACATCTCTAGACAGAACCACATGTCTTCGTCTGTGAATTTTTTCTTCATGTCATAGCGTATTTTTTGTACAAAACTTTCCATGCCAATTTCAACTTCTTCGCAGCCAGCTTCTTTCATCATTCGATACCATTCTTCTGGAAACTGTCTTTTGCTGCGTATAATCCATTGGCTTACCCAAGTAAAATCATCGTTGTATGTTTTACGATATTCACTGAGTCCTTCTAGCAGTGTTTTAAATGCTTTCATACTGCCATTAATCAAACTGTCAGTAAACCTAAATGTTTCTCTGTCATATTTTTCTCTAACAGTTATAATTTCTTTAGCAATGCTTTCGCCTGAACGGAACGTGTACTTGGGCCATATTTCGTAAACATTACAGAATGTACAGCGTTTTACACAGCCTCTGCTGCCAGTCACATACACAGGCTTTTTGAACTTTAATTCGTGATACTGACTCCAATCAATGTCGTCATAATTTGGTATTTCCACTGTGTTTAAATCTTCAAGTTGTGTAGCATCTTTGTTGATACCAGGAGCATCGTAGTTGCCTGCCATGAGATCCAGTATTGCTTGTTCACCATCACCCCAAACATAGAAATCAATCATACCATTGTCAAGATATTGTTTAGTTCTGTGAGTAACCTCGGCGCCGCCCCAAACGATTTTCGTGTCAGGCATTTCGTGCCTAAGTCTATAACTAAGTATTGTAGCTATAGCTCTACTATAACTGCTCAACATGCTCATACCAATAAACTTAGGGTTAAGCAGTTTGAACTCCTCCATCCATTGGTCAATTACATATTCATACTTGGTTAGTATTTCGTCTCTAAAAAAATCGTTGTCGTCAATGTCTTTTTTGAACACACGATCATTTTCAAAGAAATATTGTTTATCTCCATGCTTTTCAAATTCTCTAAACAATCTAATGTTGAGATCTAATACTTTACAACTATACCCTGACTTTTCCAATGTGGCTTTTAACACAGCTGGTCCAACCGTAGGAGCATCTGGATTAATCTTAGGTATAATACAAAGCAGCATGTCAAGCATTATCAAATATTTCTTTCATTTCTGGAAATGTTTCAGCAAAAGTTATTCCTCGTTGTTGATCACACAAACTCAAAAACTCTTTCATTTCCGGCAAACGCTGGCTCCAATCTTCGCTTTCCATAAAACTGAGAATACCATCTAATCTTTTAATACCATATTCAGCACTGCGCCATTGTTCATAATCAACTTTGCCTTTGTGCCAACTAGGTATACCCAATTCCCAATTTTCTTCCCACCAAGGGTACCATGCTTCGTATTTAGCTCTACATTTTTCCTTGAATTCTTTGGGCAACACTTTTACATTCAAGTGCGCTGGCCAGTATACAAAGTGCTGACTGATACCGCCTGCGCCAAATGGCCACATGTTGATTTTGCGAAAGCCCTGTTCTAGTTTCCATTGAATAAAGTCTGGCAGGTAATACACATTAAGTGCTTGTATTGCTGCTGCTATAGTAACTTCAACATTGTCTGTGGTTTGTGTATCAAGAATATGGAACACTTCTTCTTGTCTTTTCCATTTGCTAGGATAACGAATGTAGTCATTCATTTCTTTGATGCTGTCAATGCTGTAATGGAACCTCACAAGTTTGAAATGACTCCACAGCTCAAACAAATCTTCACGCCATTCTACACCGTTGGAGTTATATCTCAATTCTAACTGTGGAGCAAGTCCTTGTCGTATTGCTTCTTCGAGAATTTCGTAGTGTTCTTCAATGATAAGACTTTCGCCTCCAGCAAAGTAAATTTGCTGCATTGTTGGCATTTGTTCGTAAAACTGTTTCCAAAATATAGGATTTTGTTTATGCCAATTATAACTACTACCGTTGGTGCTGCCTTTGTTGTCCCATTGCATGATTTCTTTAAGACTTTCATTTTTTACAGCAGGAAAAATCTTTTTATAATCTTTGATCCATCCTGAACTATCATGTGGAGAACACATTACACAGGCAAGTTGACATTTAGTGCCAAATCTTAAATCAATGTATGCTAAGTTAGGAGGCACACTACCATCCTCATTAGTTTCTTCTAATATTTTTTCGAGATCAACACGTTTACTCCAATAATTGGTTTCCCACATACGCTTGCTTCTATGTCCTGCTGCTTCTTCTTTGTAGCACTTTAGACAACTAGGAGGTTGCTCGCCGTTAAGCATTTGCTTACGAACATTCTTCATATAATTACTATTCCAAGCAGTTTCAAAATCACTTACATTAAGATTATTAGGCTTGCCGTCGTCTGTTTTGAGAATACCAACTTGTCCACCGTGTTCTTTTTCGTTTGTAGGTCCTACACTACTTGCGTTTGCTGTACAGCATACTCGCATACTACCGTCTGGTCTTGTGCTTAAATGTACCCAAGGTAATAGGCAAAATGTATCTGAAGGAAATTTTGTGTTGTCTGTCATGTACAATCCTGATAAATGTGTGGAAATAGTTTTTCGTAATTAATACCTTTGAACATCGCAATGTCCTTTAAGGTTTGATGTTGTTTTTCTATACTGTGTTTATCCATAATTTTTGGCTCTGATAGATATCTTTGAATATAAATGTGCCATCTAAATTTTTTCAGTGAATTTAATATTTGTTCTTTTGTGTTATCACTTAAATATGTTGGACGTAAATGTTCCGGATGCTGAATAACTTGTTGGAAAAATGCTTCTGGTCCATACCACATGTTATTATCCTTAGCAAATTTGTATAATTTTTTCCAATGCGGCAAAGTAAAATTACTCCACGTAGGAGTAAGGTTATGAAAAGAATCTGGAAAGTCTTTTTTTAGTTGTTTAATATTTTTTTCTATATTTGTCCAATTACTATTAAGCCTTACAGCATCATTAATTTCTCCAAACCCGTCTACACTATAACACCAATTAACCGTTTTAAATCTTTTTAATTCATTTACAAATTCTTGTTTGTATAAACTAGCATTTGTTACTATTAATATTTTTACAGTATCAGGAAGCTCCTTAAGAAATGGTATATATTCTTTAATCATAAATGGCTCGCCTCCTAATAAAGTTAATCTTTGCAATGATTTTGCTTGACGAGTAAACTTTGCCATTGTTTCTTTTGAGTCTATCCACTTTGGATCTTTTGATGTCCAATTCGTAGGAAGAAAATTAAAATTTTTAGATAAATCATAAATGCCTGAACTACTTGTAGGTGTACAAATAATACAAGCAAGATTACACAAATTTTTTAAACTTACTTGGCTTTGTAATATGTTAGGTTGAGATATTAAAGGATTATAGCCAGGATAGTTCTCCTTTATCTGTTCTACACGTAAACTAAAATTTGTATTTCTTTCTTTTGTCATACAAATTTTACAAGCTTCAGGCCAAAGATTTTGGGTAAAAATTTTTTTTTGCTCTGCTTGCCAACGTCTCAATTTTTTTATACTTTTAAATCTATAATCAGTTGTCCAACAACAACCATAAAAAGTACCATCTACTTCTACGTTGACTTCATAATCTAGTACTGGACACCCTTGAGATACCGGAGGAATTGTATACGTTTTTTTTATCATTCTACATACCTATTTTTTGTCATCTTTACTGTGTTAGTATTTAAGTTTGTAGATATGTGTTTGTTTTCCCAACGCTGACGTCTACTTTTTATACATGTATTTGTACAAATAGGATTACAGTCTGTGGGCAAGTTGCCTCCATGGTTTCTATTTGTCCAGCTTGATGTCAAATCATTAGAGAAAAATTTTCCATTTACAATATCATTTATTTCATTATAATATGCGTTATTCCAATTTTTACCATAAGCATTTTCATACCTAGCTGTATGCTCTGGAAAATGTACAACTTGATAGCGTACATTGTATAAGAAACAGCAAGGAAAAATTTCTCCTGTGTGGGCTACAAAATATGCTTTTTCGTCATTTGAGGTTTTACAATAGATGTCTCCATTGTGATATTTTTCATCGCTCATACTGTGGACATATCTATCCCAATTCCATTGTGACCGTTTCTTTTCTAATTCTGTTCTTTCATATAACTTATCTAGCTCTCTATTGTCCAAGCAGGTATCAGGGCGTTCTTTGAATCTTGTGAATCCAATTTGTTTAGCAAGATCTTTGGCTTCTTCAATTTGATGCTCATTCCAAGGAAAAACAACCCACTGCCATTGTGGACGGCCTCCGGCTTTGACAAACGCTTTTGCGTTTTCCATAATCTTGTCAAAGTCTGTTCCTCTACGATATATTGGGTTAGTGTCCTTTAAACCATCAACACTGAAGTTCAATGTATACCTACTGCCTTGTAGTATTGTTGCCATTTCGGCCCAGTACTCTGGTTTACGCAAACTACCGTTTGTGTGTATAACTATACTCTTATCAGTATTATACACTATGTGACGTAGCATGTCAAGAAAGTCAGGATGCATAGGCGGATCGTCAATACTACCACAAAACTGTATTTCTTCTATATCTTTGAAAAAATCAGCATCAACAATTTTTTTGAAAATATCAATGTGTAAAAAAATGTTTTTTTTAATAACAGGATTTAGTTTTAGTTCATCAAGTGGATCAGCACGACTACACCCAATACAATTGGCATTACAATTACTACTAATTTCAAATTGTAATACTTTTGGTTTATCTAAATAGTGCATTTGTCAATCTCAATATCACTTCCACAAGTACATTCTTTGTAAGCACAAATAATTGGTTCATTTAAAAGATTTACTTTTTCTGGTGATGTTTTTATATTGCCCATACTTACCTTATTGTTACAAGCATTAGCAGGAACAACATCACCGTTTGCTTTTATAACTACTAAATCTCTGCCAATATTACATGCCCATCCTTCGAAACGGTTTTTACCTGCTTGTATTAAATCATGATTGTTTTCTTGTGTAATAGAACCGTCGTCATAATAACAGTTGATGCCTAAACTGGTTTTGTTGCGTTTTGTGCTGGGCCTATTAGCAGTGCTGCGATGTGCTTCAGCCATCCACTGTCTTTGCTCATCAGTGTAGGGCATCCAGTCTCGCTGTCCAAATTCAATTTGTAGCTTTTTTATCTGTATGGGCACCACAGTGTTGTCTCGCAGTTTTTCGTATATACCAACACACTTGTCCCACGCATTGATATCCATTAGCATTTGAATGTTGGTTTGACAATCCTGTTGTATTGTATTCACAACTTCAATGGTGTGATCTACATCAGCTTCTTGATGGTGATAGCTAATGCTTACTTTATCCAAGTATGGCTTGGTTCTGTTCCACCATTTGATTGTTCTACTGCCGTTGGTTAGAATGTTTACTACACTATCAGGATCAACTGACTTAATGATTTCACTGAGCTTTGTAAAGTTCTTCCACACTGTAGGCTCGCCGCCTAGTATAGTATATATTCTATGATCATGTGTGCTTTGTTCTGTGATACGCCGTACTACAGTTTCACACTGTTCAATATCAGGCCAATACAAATCGCCACCATTGCTGTCCGGTGTACAGTATGTACATTTGAAATTACACACATTGCTGAGTATCCAGTCTACTACCAGTATGTTGTTTCTTGTTTTTATTTTGTATAAGTTTGCCATAATAATTCAAATCTTTTCCAATCGTCAGGATAATCAATGTCCAAACTTGCCATCCATGATGATTTGTAGAATCCTATTTTACCCGGTAGTCTATTTCCAGTTTGTACAAAATCTTTGTGCCGACTTACAAACACTGCTGAATTTATTTCGTACACAGATTCTAGTGTTTGTGTCAACGGCCAATATCCTACAGCATTAGGATCGTAATTCAATGGCTCTCCATCTTTCCATAAAAAATTTTTAATTTCATTTGCTGTCGCTACACTATCGTATTCAGAGTCAGCGTAAAATTCTAACAAGTCGTCAATGTCATGTTCAGTAAAGAACGGTGCTGTAGCAAAAACCATTGCTATGTTATCTGCTGGTATGTTTGTTACTTGTTGAGACAGATGTTTTACCCACACATCTCCCGGACAAGTACCGGCATACTGTGTATCTCTTTTGTGTAAATGTACTTTTTTATCTCCAGGAAGTTTTGAAACTATATCTAAAACTTCGTTACTTTCACTACTAACAAATATTTCTGAGATGTGTTGACTTTTTTGTAATTGTTCTATTTTTATTTCGGTAATTCCATAAAGATACTTTCCCACTGGACGCAGATTCTTGCGTGGCACTCTTTCGCTGTTTCCTTTTATAGGTAGTATAGCAAGTGTGTTCATAATAATTCTTCTGCCCATGGATATGCTGCTAAAAACTCTACATTACATCTATAGTCCCAAATGTCCTTGCTGTAATGTTGTAGTAGACTGCGTTCAGTTGTACTTATTTGTCTGTGTTCGTACATGGTTTTAGTCTGGAATGTTCTCCAATTAGTATTCACATCAATAAATTCTACAGCAGCAAATTGTTTGTAAAATTCTGTTCTAGCATCTAGCGGAATCAATCTAAAGTCCAAGAAACTAGGATAGTCAACTTCATTATAACTTACTCTTGCTTGGGGAAACTGATTAGCCCAAGCAAAAAACTCTGGCATGTTGTGATATGTAAGCATACTCACAGCAGGTGTAAGTCCTACCATACAACGGCTGTTGTACATTCTAACAAAATTGCGTTCAATGGTTTGCCAACGAGCAGGGTACCGCTGATACTCCAATGCTGCTCCTACAGCGTCAATACTACACATTAGCTCTACATGCCGAAACTTTTCTAATGTTTGTAATATGCGAGTTTTGGCACTGGTACAGTTGGTTATGAATTCTATTTCAAGATCAGTTTTGCCTCGCTCTACCAACTTGTACAAAAATTCTTCTACTTCCGGCATGATAAAAGGCTCACCGCCAGCAAATCTCAGCGTTTGTAAGTCTGGTAAATCCAGCACTAAATCCAGCAAGCGTCCTACATCTGTGTCCACGGTGCTGGGTATGCTACGAAGTAAGTCATTGTCCACACCATTGGCTTTTAGTTCCAGTGCTAGGTTTGCTATTTGGTCACTGAAACCTCCGCTACACATTTTACACTGTAAATTACACTTGTTGCTGAGTCTTAGATCCAAGTGTCTTATGCTTTGATCAGTGCTGCCGTACTGTTGATTAACTCTGTGGCGTTTGCTTTCTCTGCCGTTGCGTTCGTTGTGCCAGCAACTTTCACATGCTGTGTTTTCTATGCTTGATTCTAAATCTTTGCGTACAGTGTTCAGCCATGAATTTGATTTGTACCAAGCATTCATATCGTCAACTGTGTTCCAGTCTACCCTTATGTCACGCTTTTGTATACAGCAATGTCCTACTCTGCCTGTGGTGTCTATATTAAAGCCGTTGTTGGTCAGTGTACAAAATTTATTCATAACTGCCCTCTAGCCACAAATCGTTATTCAGTAGTTTTTGATATATTGGCTCAAGATCTACTTCTATTGAGGTTCTATCTTTTCGAAAGTTTTGTTGTTTTACTCTACATTTATCAAACACTGTACCAATATCGTCTGTTTTATTAATTTCAACACTTGGTCTTATAATTTCTGCGTTCCAACAATTGTGATTGTTTATAAATTCCAACTTTTTTCCAAACTTTAAAAACAATAAATTTTGAAATTTAATTTGATTGTCGCCTATTAAGTCGTATAAAGCAAGTTTATCTTTTGTAAACAAATCAAAAAAAGTTTTTTCAACATCAGGAAACCATTGTGATATAATATTTTGTTTATGAACATACAGATAATCTGCTATCAACGGCTTACTAAATCTTACACTTAATATATGAGACATAACTTGTGTACTAATATTTTCTAAATCGTTAGCACTATAATTTATAATATCTAAACATCTTTGTAAATCACCAGACTGAAAATAAAATAAACAATCTGGTCTTGTTTGTAAAATTAAATCATATTCGCTGTCTATTAAACTATAACCTCTTGCTGCTCCCCAGTGCTGTGACATAAAATGTAATGCATGTAATCTACGTTTATAATCAAATTTTTTTGAAGATCCGCCATATAGAAGATTAGGAGCATGTGTATCAATATTTAAAATATTTTTAAAAGTTTTGTCTTTGGCATTTTCTTTTATTATATTATTAACAGTATTCAAAAATTTACTAGTTCCCTCAATAATATATTTTTTTGGCTTCCAATATTTTAAATAATTTTCATGTATGTAATTTAAATCTTGAATTTCAACATCATATAGATTTTGTGGCCTGTTCTTTGCATCTGTAGCATCGCATATCGTTTCTGTGTTTGTGGTATGAATAAAAACATCAAATTGGTGTTGCGGATTTTCGTCAACAACAAAGCGTTGAAATAAGTCTGATCCTAGTTTAGCACATCTAGCTTGACCTCTTAACACTACAGCAATTTTCATGATATCACCGTGTTATATATTGGAGCAGGTTTTTCTTTGCCGCCGCAACGATTACATATATCTATGCTTTCACGCTGCCATGCTAAATGTAAATCATTGGCAAATTCTTGTGTTAATGTACGCAAGTTGGCATTTCTTATATGATTGTTTTTATACTTTGAATAATTAAAGTTTGTTCTTAGATCAAGTTGTCTACCACTGATATAACAGCATGGCCAAATATTGCCCCAAGGATCGATTTGTAGCATGCCTTCCTCAGCATAAGGACAAGCAAAACTTCCTACAGGTTGTACAGCATTAGTCGGAGGTGTTGCTACATGAGAACGGAATGTATCACGTCTAGCATATTTTTCACTGAATGTTTTTGTATCAGGGCCAGATAACTTTTGCTGTGGAAAATCTTTGTAGGCTTTCATGTCAACCTCTGATCGATTGCGATTGGTTTGAAAGGCCATACAACCTACAGATTCGGCAAAATTGCTAATAGCATCTATGTCATTTTTGTTGTAATCAAATACAATACACTTCCATATACTGTTGCCGCCAGCATTGTTAAACGCACGTAGGTTGTCTATGCGTTTTTTCCAGTCAATGCCACGCCTATACACATCATGATTATGTTTAAGTCCGTCAATACCCCATTTTATATCATGTTTAGCAAACCGTTGTAATACCACAGCAAGGTCATGCCAAAATTTTGTATTACGTGCGCCGCCGTTGGTATTCAAATTCAAATATACATCTGTTTTGACTTCAGCTAATATTTCTATCATTTCAATAAAATTTGGATTCATACTGAAGTCACCAAAATTACCATTGAAAATAATTTCTTGAACATTTTGTAAATTGTCTTTGGTGATAAAACTACGCCAATCTTCAACACTGATATGATTTAGTTTTAGATTAGGATGATTTTCGCCGCCGTCGATGTTTCTATCACATGCTCCGCAATAAGCATTACAATAACTTGTACAATCTATTTCTATTTTTTTAATTGTATCAAACTGATAAAGATTCACTTAAATTGTTCTCCAAAAGGATCAAATTCTTTGCCGCATTTCATTGAACAAACTTTTAGTTTTCCGTTTCCACAGCTAGGTTGATTCCAACTATCTTCAATTTCGTCAAATAGTCCTGTATCAAAAACTGCTTTGAGTCCATGTTTTTTAGCACTAATTGCGTCTTTGCCGCCAGAACGTTCAATAAAATCCCATACTTGTTCTACCATAGGATTTTTATGCCACCATTTGTACATACGTCCAGCAGTCCAACAACATGGCATAGCAAGCCCTTCTGCTGTAATAAACAAACTACCTTCCTCTTTTACTTTACAATTGACTGGAACTACATCATAGTAAGCATCCATCGATCCGTATTTTTGTATAAGCACATCTTGTTTGCTTAATGCTTTATTTTGATACTTTTTTTCTGGCTTTTTAAGTTCTGTTGTTTTTTCGCCTTTGCGATTGACTGCTTGGTGTGATTCTTTATTTTCGCTTTTTGCTGTTACAAATCTTCCAGTCTTTTTTGCTTGAAATCTTTCAAAGCCCATTAGTTTGCTTATTTCTTCTGCTTCTTCAACTTGATGTTGATTGTGTTCAAATATTAGAAAGTCCCATCTTGCTCTACCTCCAGCAGCAATAAAACTTTTCATAGCTCTTTCTACGTTGTCCCAAACAACACCCTGCCTGTATAAGTGATTAGTATCCCTAAGACCATCCACGCTAAAAATAACAGTACCCATCCTGCCGTAGATTTTGGCCAATTCAGCCCACCATGCTTCATCTCTTGCTCCTGCGTTTGTATTCATGCTGAGCCACATATCTTTGTTGTGTTCTCTAAAATATTTAAAAATTTCTAGCGTATCTTTAGCAACAATAGGATCTCCTAAATTGCCGCACATGTACATTGTTTTTAGTTGAGCAATAAACTCTGGCTCAAAGATGCGCTTACAATCTTCTAAGGTTAGTTCACTTAAATCAATATGCGGATTTATATCTCCACCGTTTTGGTTCCTATCACACATAGGACAACTTGCTTGACAGTTCTGTGTGTTTTCTAAATGAATAACACGTACATCTTCATACTTATACATCGTATACTAACTTTACATCCTTACCGGGGCCTGCTTTACTAGGCAAATCACCATATTGATCGATATACCAATGTATTACAGCACAATACCAGTTCCAACTATTATGATGTGCTGCTTTATTAAACTGCCAAATATTATTATTAGTTGCTTCTATCGTGCTTAATGCTCTAGCACTTTCTAGTTGTAATTCTCTAGTACTTAAAGTTGACAAATCCATTACTTGCGTCCAATCAACATAAATCTTTTATATCCTGGTAGTTGTATTTCGCCTTCGTATAAAATTTCAGATAATTTAAATTTCTTTTTCATGGCATCTATACTTGTGACACAGTTAACATGTTCTTTAACATCTAATAAGTTATTGCTTTGAATAGCAACTATAGCATCTATCTTGATATTGTAAAACCAACTTTCGTCCATGTGTTCTGAACTAGTGTTTACAATTAAGTCAGGCTCAAATCTTGTGTCAATATTTCTACCGTCGCCTGTAACCAAAGGCACAACACAATGATCATTGTAGTGTACTAGATCATTAATATCACTGTTGCTTGCGACCATACGCCACCCTTCAATCTTATCCATGTTAAAAATATGATCGCTAATATCACAAGCATCTACGTCAAGATCTATATTTCTAATGTTATCATATTCAATGCCACAAGCATCAAAATACAAAGTAGCTTGCCCCATCCATCCAGCACAAAGCAAAATATTATCGTATTTGTTAGATATTTTCTTCAGTTCTTTTGCTAACCAAATTTTACTGCTAACTTGTCCTCTGCTAAAGGCATCTTCTAAAAACTTTTGGTTATAACCTCTGCGTCCATATTTATGAAAGTAATCGAGCAGTGGAACATCTGTAAGTCTTTTGCGCATGATACTAACAGTTTCTACAAAGTCAATTGGGTTTTCATCCAACAATTTGAAATAAAAATTAAACCTAGGTAATTTTTCATTAGGATCGCCAGAATCTGCTAAACAAAGGTTTTTTACACTATTAGCTTTGTTATCACTAAAATATACACTAATAAGTTGATCTACAAATAATTTTGCTACAAAGTCGTCTTCAAAATCAAAATAATCTTGTAAACCGTATAACCAACTAGGTGGTTTCATTAAATTTCTCCTCTAACCAATCAAAGTCATTGATTTTTCTAAGTGCTTCAATATCTCCAGCATGTTTTTCGCCATATTCTTTACCAGCTTTAGCTCCTATAATAGAATAGTTGCCGTATTTACGTTCTGCGCCAACAGTAGTCCATATATTTAGACGTTCTTGTGTTTCGTCGTCTCTTTGTCTGTCAATTATTTTACTACTAAGTTTACAACATTCTCTAAAAGCACTTTTCCATGTTTCAAATTCTCCTGTATTAAATCCTGTGATAACACTTAATTCACCTACAGCTTTAAATTTACTACTTATACTAGTTGTCATATCAGGCTTGCTTAAATCCATATCAATTGTTTTTTGAGTTGGAAATAGTTTTACACCACCGTATCCATAGATCAAATCGTTTATAGGATTCATACTTCGCCATACGTGTACAACATCTTTATCCCATTGCGCACATTGATAGTTAAACTTAAAATCATCAAGTACAATAGCGTCACCATCAACAATCCAAAACATTTCAGAAGAACATTGTTTAGCACCTTCAATATGTGCTTGGTGTATTCCTTTAACACCATGTACACGTTTTGCGTTTGGAAATCTTTTGAGTAAACGTTGATAATTTTTGTCTGCGTTTGGTTCTTTATAACTAATAAAAACTATATCATAAGGTTTGGGTGTACTAATAGGTATATCGACTTCTTTTTTATGGGATATAAATTTATATTCAAATTCTTTTTTACTAAAACGAGAATGTTTACTACACAACACAATACCATCGTGATATTTGCCATTTAAATACACATGATTAATATTTCTATCATAAGCATTATGATGACTAAAATAGGTATCAAACTTAAATCTATCAGTTGGATTTACATAATCAGGTATTATCCAGAACATATCTGTATTAGTGTTTTCTAAAGCAAATATATAATCATCGTATGTTTTGACATTATATTTTTTATACGGCAATGGTGTACTGGCTACTACTTCAACTTTTTTATGAGCAACAAAAAACCTATGAGATAATTCTTTTGGATTTACATTTATAGATTTTGGTATTAAGGCAATACCATCATAATAAGTACTATTTAGAAATACATGTACAATGTCTTGACTCCATTCATCAGGAACATAATCAAAATTAAAATTGTCACTTATGTCTAAGTCATCATGAACTACCCAAAAGAATTTTGTAAACGCAATTTTTTTTGCTTCGTTTACGTCTTTTGCTTTTTTTACGATTAAAAACTTGTTTTTAAGTTTGTTGTATTGCTCAATATTGTCGCCAACAAAAATGATATCGTACATGTTACTATTATATAGCATCAAAAAATATCTGTCAATCGCTATCTGACCGATAAATATAGTATAGGAGATTAGTATGGAATTATACGAAGGCGGTCAATACAGAATTGATATTGTAGGATCCGACAGTTCTATTATTATAGATAGTCAGCAAGGAGTCTTGAGAGCAAACGTTATCGGTTCTGACAACACTGTTTTACTAGATAGTGAAACAAGAACTTTGGTTGGCAATGTTACAGGAGATGTCACAGGTAACTTGACTGGCAAAGTTTCAGGTAATTTACAAGGCGAATTTGTAGACCAATACGATAACAGATTAATTGATACATCAGGAGTTTACATTCCTCTTCATTCAGATTTATATTATAATGATACTGTAAAAGCCTATGATAAATCCACTAATACATTTACAGGAAGATTTGTTGGTACATTACGCAACGAAAACAATGAAGTAGTTTTTGATAGCACTGGAAACGGAGCAGTAACTTTTGAATCAACTGGTAACTTGAACAGCACTGGTGGCTTAACAATAGTTGATACAGATGATAGAACTGTGCTTGCCGATTTGTTAGATAACGATGGTAATACCCGTTATTCAAGAGATAGCGGATTATTTCAAGGATACTTTAAAGGAAATATTTTAGCAAGTGACGGATCAACTCTAATTGAACATTCAGAAAAAATGTTCTTTGGAAAACTAAATGGAGATATTACTAATCCAGCAGGACAAGTTGTGTTAGATCATGAAACACAAACTCTCACTGGAAAACTTGTTGGCAATATTGTTAGTAACGACGGTGAAGTTATTTTATCTAACTCAGAAAGAAAGTTTTATGGTACATTAGTTGGTAATATAGAAAACGCTGACGGTGTTTCTATATACAACAAATATGATAATATTTTGCATTCAACTAATCTACATGGAAATTTAGTTGGACATATTCAAAATACAGACGGAAGTGATATATTTAATTCCTCAACAGGAGTATTCAGCTTTCCTATCACTGCCACACTCAAAGGTAATATTATAGATGTAGACGATGATATAGTTTTAAATATTAACACAAGAACATTAACTATGGAGAGTATTGTAACAAACAATATTAGCGGTAATCTTGCTGGATCGCTTAGAGGTAATATTTACGATTCTGATGGATTAATGATGTACGATAGTACATTAGGACACATATCTAATACATCTTTTAATGGCTATATCTATGATAATAACAACTTAGAAGTTTTTGATCCTTTACAAAATGTTATTTCAACAAAAACTTTGTATAGTGATAACGTAGTAGCAACTGCTATTGACTTAGATGCTGTAGTTGTAGACCAAGATGGTGTATTAGTAAATGTCCAATCTGCGTATAGTAATCCAGCATTTACAGGAAGATTTTTTAGAGAACAACAACCAAACAATATTCCTGATTGGTTTCAACAAGGTATCAGATTAGAAGCAATTGGCGGATCATGGCTGGATCCAAACCCAATTTCAGCAGGAACAAAACTACCAGCAGTAGCATGGGTAGGTGCTATTAAAATTAATGAAAATTTTGAAGATAGCACAGAAGATCCTGACGATGAAGAAAAAATGGTTGCTGTTGCTGGTATGTATGGATACATTCCAGATGATGCTGAATTTGATTTAAATGCCGGAGAGCATAGAGGATGCCCGGGAGAACTTTGGTTTGTTACCCAATCGCCGACATATGGAACAAATTATATGAAGTTTGACGCAAACGGTCAGCTTTCAACCGAATTAAAAGAATTTAAAGTTCATGGAGAAACAGGGGTAACACCAAGCAACACTAGTACGCCTGATAGTTGGTTACAAGCAACTGTTAACGGCGAAACTAAATTTATCCCGCTTTACAGCTAATGTTTGAATATTATTACAACACAGTGCCAGGCAAAGGCCTGTGTAGAAATAATCTTGTATATACAAGCAAGATAGACAGACAAAATAATCTGTTTAGTGTTCATTACACAGTAGACCAAACCTATCACAAAAACGAATGTTTGCCTCAAAGTGTTCTAAACGAAAAATGGCGTAGAGAATTCAAGTATACATTAGAAGCACCACATACACTTGATGTTAAAGAACTAGATAGTGTAAAACGTAGAATTATTTTTAATATAGAAGATGATGATTTTTGGCAACTTGCGGATTGCGACTACCGTAACTTTGCCAAAGTATTGCCAGACTGGCAAGAACAAATGCTTACTATATTACAAGACTATAGAAATAAAGGCATTTGGAAATACAGTTTACATCCGAGTAGTTTTTTTATTATAGACGGACAGTTAAGAACTGTTAATCATTTTTTCTGCTACAGCGATGAAGAACAAGAAGTTAGTATAGAAAGTGTACTTGATCATATTAGCAAAGATAGACAAGCAAAACTTTTTGAATATTTAAATTCTAACGGAATAGATCCAAGTAAAACATTTTCGTTTAAGTTTTATGGAGGCGTAGTTTTAGATAATTTTAGCGGAGATTATCCTAGTGATTTTATTGATAAAGCAAAGAAAATTTATCTGGCATAACATCAACTAAATGATTAATCCAAAAAGAATTTGTTAAAAATTTGACACCTGTTGAAGTAATTTCAAAATTATTCATTGCTTGGCGTAAATTAATTTCATTTAACAATGGTGAAATGTATTTGTCAAAAACAAAACGTGGATTTTCTCCTCCGGCTACAATTTCAACTGGATCTGTTACCCAATCGCTACGTTTTAACAAACAACGTACAACTAATTGATATCTTGGGTATTGTCCAAAATTAGCAGCACTATGATTGCGACCAGCATCCATTAAATAGTATTTGCCATCTGCTTCTAATGGATACATATGATTATTGTGTAAATCAATAAGAGCTGCATTGTCGCCTGATATGTTTAAATGATATCTATTATCAATATCACTATGGGCAAAATAGCACGTACCAGACTCTTGTTTAACAATTCTTGCTTCACCGGTATTTTTTAAAGGTAATAATAGTTTTTCAAATATAGTATCTTTATACTCAGGCAGTATTTCCCAAGAATCATAAAAGAAATCTCCAGTAGGTTTATTTAAAACTGTTTTACCTTCCATTGTTTTACACAACTCAAATGCTTGTTGTACTTCTTCAAGACTAATTTTGTATTCAGTGTTACTAATCATACTGTATTTAATATATAAGTAGTTGTATGATACGAGGTTTCGAAAACTTACCTTACATTGACCTAGATCCTTTTTTAGATATAGACGGTTTTAAAAAATTAAATGCGGAAATATGTAGAGGTATGGCTCAAGCACGACTATTTGCCAAAGAAGGCACATGGATGCCAGCAGGATTTGATTTAAAAGACATGAGCTATATAGGCAACTGGAAGCCAGTATACAAAGCCTATGAAGAATATCAAGCATTAGAACCAAATAATCCGATACGTATTGAAGGTGATAAAATATTTCCTAAAGATTTTACCAACTATATAGAACGTAATCAATTTGTAAGATATTTAAAAAGTGCTATGGGCGCACACGATCCATACACTTACTATGTTTTACAAGAAGAAGGCACCAATATGAAAGACAGAGGTTTGGAACAAAGAGCCGCAACAGACGAAAGTGCCTACTTTCCAGGCGTTATGGATTGGATAGCACAACTAAAGGAACAATCAATTGTAGAACACGTAGGTAGAGTCATGTTTTTTGTAAGTGAAGCAAGTAGTAGGCCCTTTGAGCATAGAGATTTAGATCCAGAAGTAAAAGACTATACTGATCACAATATTGAGTTTATTCATATACGTCCAAACACCAAGCGTGGCTTTTATATTTGGGATCCAGAGCACAAACGCAAGCATTATGTAAATTCTCATGCTTGTTTTTTCAACGACCAAGACTGGCATGGCGGTGAGCATAGTATGGAACAAGAATATGGATTGCGTATTGATTGTAAATTCACACAAGAATTCAAAGAACGCATAGGAATAGGACACTTGACACATTACTAAACTGTGTTATAATATATTATGGTAATCGATGGCGTAACAATACCACTACAAAAAGAATGGAAACGTATTGGCATTAGTCTAAGTGGCGGTGCTGACAGTGCTTTGCTGGCTTACTTTGTGTTGAGTAACACAAATGCTGATATCTACTTTACCACACAGGTGCGTATGTGGAAAACACGCCCTTGGCAACGTTGGATTGCTAGAGATGTGGTAAGTTGGTTCCGTGAAAAGTTTAACAATCGTATCGAACACATAGAAGGCTTTATACCGCCAGAGATGGAAGAGCCACACACAACACATATTACAGACGAGTATGGGCAAAACAAGCCCGGAAACAGAATTATACTACGAGCTCACAATGAATACATAGCACATTTACACAAACTTGACGCATGGTATGCTGCTGTTACCCTAAATCCAGATGAAAAGTTTGAAGGTGCTCCTGAGGATAGAGAATATGCTAGACTACCTATTGAAACAGAACATATGGGTGTAACAGTTTGTCATCCATTTAGTGTAGTACGCAAAAATTGGATAATCAAGCAATATGTTGATAATGAAATTGGCGAACTATTGGAAATAACACGTAGTTGTGAAGGCGAATTTGAAGGGCTAGACTATACAACATACAAACCCTATCAAAGAGTTCCATACTGTAATGAATGTTTTTGGTGTAAAGAACGTGAATGGGGTATTATCAATGCATCCAAGTAAAACTTTTTGCTTACATCCGTTTACAGGACTTGCTACTAGAGAAGATGGTGCTATCAAAGTATGTTGTCGTAGTTTACCTATTGGATGGATACAAGATAGTACTTTGGAAGAAGTTTGGAATAATGGTACAATGCGTGAAGTACGTAAACAAGTGCTTTCAAATGAGAGACCAGACGTTTGTGCCCCGTGTTTTAACTTAGAGGATCAAGGTGTCGAGAGTTTAAGACAAAGGCACATACGTGATAGCTTTCCCGAAGCACGAATAAACTTATATCCTGATGCGCTTGAATCGTTACGTACAGATTGGAGTATGCCATTTGAATTTCCTACAATAGAAATAAAAATTAATAACTTATGTAATTTAAAATGCCGCATGTGTAATCCTTTAGATAGCACACAATGGAAAGACTGGAAAGAAGTTGAAAACTTTTATAAGGATGAAGGAAATTATCTATACGATACAGTAAGAAAACTAGGACTTACTGAAGCTCCTTATATTGATTTATTTAATGACAAAGTAGATTTTTGGAATAACATTGAAAAACTATTACCTTATTTCCGTAGAGTAGAGTTTGCTGGCGGAGAGCCATTAATGGACCCTACACATTATCGTATATTGGATATGTTAGCACCGTATGGAAAAAACATAGAGATAAAATATGCTACAAACGGCACAGTGACTGGTATAAAAGGCGGAAGGACAATACACGACTATTGGCCTAAGTTTAGGAAAGTAAGTGTTAATGTAAGCATAGACGGTATACACGATGTATACGATCATATAAGAGGCAACGGTGACTTTACACAAGTAGAAGAAACAGTAAAAATATTCCAAAGTTTTCCTAATGTTGATTATGTTGTAGGAGCATGTACAGTACAAGCAGGAAATGCTTTACAATTATCTGATATAATTGATTACTTTTTAAACAAAATGGGCATTGTGTTTTACTCGCATAGAGTAAACTATCCAAACGTATTAAGTGCGCAATGCTTACCAAACAAATATAAGACAAGAATTATACGGCAACTAGAGATGCTTAAAGCACAAGTAGTTGACTACCCTATTATGAGCGTAGACAAAAGATTACTGCCTATTACACTACAACAGATACAGGACAATATTAACTTTTTGACTGCTAGAGATTTAAGCGACAAGTGGCCGCAAACTTTAGAGTTCAATCGCAGACTTGATGTGAGTCGCGGACAAAGAAGTTTTGAAAGTTTGATAGATGATTACGCAAGTTACAAATAATATCAATAACGATACGTTAATGATAGATATGAGTATTGGTAATATTTGTAATTATCAATGCTGGTATTGCTTTAAGGGCGCACACGAAGGTAATCACAAATGGTTTAATTACGATATATTAATTAAAAATACAGATAGACTGCTTAATTGGTATAAAAATCAAGGTAAAACTAAATTTGACATTCATTTTGTAGGAGGTGAACCAACACACTGGCCAAAACTTCTTGATTATATTAAATATCTTAAGGACAATTACAACTGTTTAATCAGCATGACTAGCAATGGCAGTAAAAAATTAGACTTATGGAATAAATTTGCCAAATATTTTGACAAAATACACCTAAGCTATCATTATAGACAAGCAAATTTACAATCGTTTATTAATGTTGCTGATTTATTGTATAAGAACAAAGTTATTGTAAGTGCTAGTGTAATGATGGATCCTTTGGATTGGGACAAATGTATTTTAGCTATTGAAAAAATGAAGAAAAGCAAGTACCGCTGGACTATTAGATATTCAGAAATTTTAAGCAATAAAGAATATACAGAAAAACAAAAGATTATTTTAAAGAAACATAAAGCTCGTAGTGCTAATCCTTTATGGTTTTTTATTAATAACAAATATAAATCAACTAAAATATATGTAGACAAAAAACGTGTGCCAGACAATTATATTTTAGTAAATAAACTTAATAAGTTCAAAGGATGGAAATGTAATTTAGGACTAGACTGGATACACATTAGTCCAAACGGTGAATTAAGTGGAACATGTGGACAACATTTATTTGGCAAAGATAAAAATTATAATTTTAGACAAAAAACATTTTATAAAAAATTTAATCCTACGTTACAACCTGTTGTTTGTACTCAATGCGAATGTAATTGTATGCCGGAGACTAATATTACTAAATGTTTAGTGTAGAAAATAGGTGGCCGCACTATAGAGATAGTGTTAAAGTTGAGTGGAATTTAGGTAAACGTTGTAACCTAGACTGTTCATACTGTCCTCCTGAAATACATGATCAACATAGTCCTCATACAAACATAGGTAAACTGTTTGAAACAGTAGATACACTTTCTCAAATCAAAAATGTACGTATTAGTTTTACAGGTGGTGAACCGTGCGTTCATCCTCAGTTTGAATATTTGATTGAGTATGCTCGTCCTAAAATTAATTGGTTAAGTGTTACAACTAACGCTACTAGAAAAGCAGAATACTACTTACAACTGCCAGTCAATTACATAGTGTTCAGCTTACATATTGAAGATAAAGACTGGCGTAAAAGACTTGACACTATTTTATATTTTGCTGGCACAGTAGGTGGTATAAAACATTCTAAAGACTTTCATGTAATGATAATGGCACATCACGAGTTAATGAAAGAAGTAAAACTAGCAACTAGATTACTTACTGAACATAATATTGCTTTTAGTATTAGACGCATACGATGGACCGAACGTCATGACTGGTTTGACGATATGCGGTATGAACTTAAAGATTTAGAATGGATAAAAAGCACAGAAACAACAGCTAAACCTAACACTCTTGTTGACAGTAAAGATTTGATGCACACAAACGATTTACTTAAAGAAAAATTAAATATGTTTAAGGGATGGCAATGTAGAGCTGGTATAGAAAGTTTAATGATAAATTGGGATGGAGAAGTACATAGAGCTACATGTAGAGTTGGTGGAAGTTTAGGAAACATATATAATGGAAGTTTTGAACGTCCCGATGTTCCTATAATTTGTACTAGAGATTGGTGTACATGTGCTGCTGATGTGAATATAACTAAATGGAAGTAGATGCTATAAAATTAACCAATCCTGAACCTATGATGGTTACATGGGATATTGGTAGACGTTGTAATTTTGATTGTACTTACTGCGAAAGCACTAGGCATAACACTTATAGCCCGCCTACAAGTTGGAATGAATTATGTGACACATTGTCATTTGTTAAACAATACACATCATTATATAAACAACCAAATGCTAATATAGGATTTACCGGAGGGGAACCAACAGTTAATCCAAAGTTTTGGGACTTTGTAGAAAAAATAAACAATGAAACTGAGTTTCAAGTTGGCATGACCAGCAACGGCACATGGCCAGAAAAGCATATTGATTTTATTAAGCAAAACTTTGTAGGCATAACACTAAGTTATCATGCCGAAGCAGCACTTTTTAGTAAAGAACGCACAGTAAATAACGCTATATTAGTACATGACGCAGGTATTTGGAATACAGTAAATGTAATGATGCACGCTGATCACTGGAATGAATGTGTAGAAGTACATGAAAAATTAAAGGCGCACGGTATTGATAGCAAACCAACGATAATAGGCGACGGGATAGTAGGAATTACAGATTGGTTTGAGGATACTGAAGGTGTCAAACGCAGGACCAGTCATCCTTATACAATAGAACAGCAACAATGGTATCTTAAAGAAAAAGGTTTGTCAATTGATTTAGTTGAACGTGTAAAAGAAGGATATGAATTGCCTAGAGGCTGTTGTGGTGCTAGAAGTATACAAGGAAGCTGTAACGGATGCTGGAATAAAGTAGAAGCTGTGAACACTAATTTTAAAGATTGGTATTGTGCTGTAAACAAGTATTTTTTACATATTGATCAACATACAGGAAAAGTTTATCATCACCAAACTTGTCAAACAAGTTTTAGTGGACGAAAAGGCCCAATAGGACGTTTAAGTAATCCTGATGGAATATTAAATTATGCCTATGAAAATCGCGATAGAATAATAAAATGTCCACACAATAGATGCGGTTGCGGTATGTGTGTACCTAAAGCTAAGTCACTTGAAGTTTTTCAACAAATTGTTCGCTAGGTGTAGCAACTAAATTTCCGCAAGTCCTAGCACAAGTATATAATTTTTGCGTAGTCCAGTAACGTTTCCATACACTTGTGTAACCAGGCTTACTTATAATATTTTTTATCGAAGTATTTTTTAAATTTGTATTACCCATATCAAATATAAGGTTTTCATATTGAGCTTTTGTTATCTCTTTAGCTTCGTATAATGGATCTTTTTTATTATGCCAATTATAAGGAATACTGGCTAAGAAACAGCAAGGCATTAAATCAAGATGCGCATCAATGTAAACTTCGCACTGCTTTTTAGCCCAACAATCAATAATTGTTTGATCTACTAAAGTAGGTATAAGTTCAGGAGAAATAGGACTTACTTCTTGGTATGGTTCTAATGTATCCACAGTTTTACCAAATTTATTTAATACCGCAAATTTATCATCAAAAGCAAAACGGCTGCTATCTTTAACTGTAAAATATTTAAATCCATAATACTTAGAAACTTCTTTTGCTGCCGATACTTGATGCGCATTGTGTTTAAACCTTATCATACTCCATTCGGCAGTACCGCCTGCTGCTATAAACGAACGAGCGTTGTCAATTATTTTATTGAAATCTGTGTTTATTCGATATCTGCTGTGTGTATCAGCTAAACCGTCTAACGCAAATACAACTTTGTGTGCTGCTGGCAAATGGTTTGGTAATTCTTTCCAAAATGTGTGATTACGTAAACTACCATTAGTATGTATATCAATATAAATATCGTCGTTTTTAACATAATCAAGCATTTTTACTAAATGAAAATTAAGCAACGGATCGCCAAAATTACCACAAAATGTTATTTTTTCTATTTGTTGTTTTACTTCTTCTGTAAATATATGTATAAAGTCTTCAATAGTCCAATCGCTTTCTGTAAGTAAAGGATTTCCTATTCCGCCATGGTGGTTACGGCTACACATAGGACACTGTGCCTGACAACGATTTGATATTTCTATGTGGACGCTTTTGAGATCTGTAAAACTAAACACTTTTTATTTATATGCGTAGTTAATGATATAAATACCATATGGATCATATAAAATTTTATAATCAGCATCGCAATGCTGTATTAGAACCAAAACCACTTCCAGATTACAGTTTAGAAGATCAAACAAAATGGATTATTAGTGGACATGGATATCAATACTTAGAATTAGATTGTTTATTTAATACTAAAGGTTGGTTATCGGATAGCAAACTTGCTGAGCCTTATTATGTAGCACACAGAGATGAATCTACAGGCGAAGGAACACATCGAGGCTGGAGTAGTTGTGTACTACATGGTATTGATGTAGATAAGACAAATGTTTGGCAAACTTACGGATACGAAAAAGAACCTAATTATAACTGGACATCTTTAGGTAATAAAACAAAAAAAATTAAATTATTTTTTAAGTCTGTTTTTCCAGCTGAAACTTATGCCCGAATTAGGTTTATGAAATTGGAAGCAGGTGGATATATATCTCCTCATAATGATTACTCACCGTTTGTTACAAGTGAAAATTTATTTGATTGGCCTATTCCTGTAAACATAGCAATTGATCATCCTGACGAATGTCACATGACAATCAAAGATTCTGGAGTAGTACCCTTTAAGTCTGGAAAGATGATAATGTGTAATATTTTTAACGACCATAGTGTAGTAAACAATAGTGAAAAAGATAGAATACATTTAATAGCTCATTGCTATTTAGGCAATAGAAAAAAAGAATACTGTGAACTAATTGTAGATAGTTATCGTAAACAACATGAACGTATATCAAAGCAAATTTACTGATAAAGATACTTGTGTATGTATTGTAAACGATGTTGCTGAATACACTGTAGACAAGCAACTAGTAGTAAATCGTGCTGACTACACAATTAGTAACTTAACTGGCATGGGTTACACTGTGTTCGAAGACGCTAGTGTAGACAAACTACTACAATCAGCCTGTGCTAAATACGACCATGCTGTGGTAATAAGTGCTGGCACAGAATTCATTAACGGCACACAGTTTTTTGAGACACATCCTGAAGAATATGATTTGCTGTGTCACATACTGGACGGAGGTGATGCCTATTATGGAATACACCCGCAGTGTTTCAGCATTGACTTACAAACATATATAGATCTAGACTGTCCAGAGTTTGGAAAACCACAGTTCTTTACGGATTACCAGGCACTTGAACCAATGCGAAGTCACGGTAGCATACACGATGACTATTTGCCTACATGGATTGGCGCAGGTAAAATAGAAGTAACGTACAAACACAAACAGGCAGGTTGGAATTTAATCAAAACCCTGCTAGACAATCATTATACTATTGAAGCATATTCTGAAGATCAACGTGGCGGCAAGTTTTATCAATACAGAGGCGGAGAAACCAGCAGTTATATCTATCAAAAATACAATTACTGTTTAACTACACACGTACATACACAAGCAACAGGAAAGCCTGACTATCCAAGAGTATATGATACACCTATTATGCGTCTTGTAGCACCTGCTAATCCACTTGCCGCAGAACAACGTGGCCCTGCTGCTGAACACATTTACTATGATTACAATCTCGCAGCACTAGAAGCAGCAGGTGGCGGCATACATGTTGATCCTATAAACACACCTGAACAGTTTGTAGCGCATATACCTAAAGACAATCCGCAAGGCACAGTAATTGACATGAGCAATGTGTTTTGTTATGAAGGTACTGCTGCTATGTACAGTATGCGTTATAGAGTTGCGCAAGAAAATAAATTGATACTTGCTTTACAACAAGAATTGGGTGATGCGACTGTAATATTTGATCAAAGAGCAGCAGAGGGTATACAACCTTGGTGTGCCGAAACAGGATTGGTTAAGGATTTAGTTCTTACTGATTTTGACTGTTTAAATCTGCCATCATGGCATCAAACTTTACTTTAGTTCGTGCCTTAGGCGCACATATACCACACCAACAACTAGACTTTTTACACACTATACCACGATTGTGTGCTTCTTTTATAATTTTGTTAGTGTCTGACAAATACCCAATTGGACCGATTGAATTTTGGTAATTCATTTTACAATCTTTATTAGTAAAAACTTCACCTGTAGTTTGTCTAATATATAAGAAATGATCTGCTACACTACAATGCCAGTTTTTAAATTTATTATCAACATATTTTGTATAACAACCGCTGGCGCACAGTGTTTTGTTGCCACAACAAGCTCTACCTTCTGCGCTTAAATTTAATCCTTTTACAAAAGCGTGAGATAATTTATCTTTTAATGTAATTTTTTTGCCTAAAAGATATTCAGCTTGTTTAGCAGAATAGTTCCACCGCATATCTAACCAATGATGGTCCAATTGTCTTGCGTGATGAGGTATATTGTGTTTTTTACACCATTCAATCATTTCAACACAATCGTTCCAATGTCTTGGATCCATCATAATATTTACAGTAAAGTTTTTTTGTTTTTTTACACAATATTGTATGTTTTTCCTTACAATATTTTTTTGTTTTTGTGTCGCACTGGCATGATAGCTAATAGTATAGTAGTCAACATACTCAGTTATACGAGTCCACTGTCTAGCACCAACCACAGCATTTGTTATAAATGCTATGCCCATATACCAATCGTATTTTTGTCTTTTGAAGTTTATCCATTTCAGTATATCAACTATGTGAGGATGGAATAAACTTTCGCCACCTTGTATATTTAAATTGGCTTGTCTAGCCGATTCAGGACGCTCGGACATCTTGAGATCAACATAGCGAAATATAAAATCTACAGTTTCATTACACTCGCCTAAACTAGGATGTTCTGTTTTGTTGTCATGCCCGTCTCCACAATACGCACAATCGAGATTACATTTCAATGTGCTTTCCCAAGCAATTTGGAATATTCTATCTTCTTGTGGTATTAGTGTATCAAACTCAGGCATGTGCTCTCCACTTGGTGGTTATTGTTTCGCCGCTACATGGACAAGTGTATTTACTACATTTTACAGGTGCTATATCAATATCGGGTAAATCATATATATTGTAACCAAGGTCAGTTCCGCAATTGCCGCCAACGTTGCCCTGTCTATCTATTTTAACAATATCAACACCTAAATTACACTGCCAACCCTCAAAGTGATTGAGGTTGTTTACCACAAAGTAGTTGTCGTCTGTGTGTGCTTCGCCGTCTATACTGAATTCAGTTCTTGGCTTGCGTTGAACTTCCGTATACCAATCCATATCAGGATATTGTTTGATTGGATCACGCACATACTCAAGTTGTTCTTCGTTATAGCGGTGTTCGCCGTTATACAAAACAGTCTTAGCAAGCACAGGAAACGGCTTCCAACCGCCTGTTACAGCGTCTACAAGCGTCTTACAGCGCCCAAAGTGGTCAGGATCCATTAACACATCAATGTTTGTTTCAACTTTATAATCGTATAATAGTTCGGCAACACCTAAACAATGAGCAGCATCTCCTGCCTCGTGATGTAAACTAATATGGACCACATCAAAACAATGCCAATGCCTTTTCCACCAATTTAGGCTTTGACTAGCATTAGTACTTAAACATATTTTGATGTTGTGTGCCATTTTAAGTGTATTACACAGCCTTGGCAAGTGTTTCCACAGTGTAGGCTCACCGCCTATCAAATACAGTCTAGTAGGTCTGTCGTGTTGTTTGATATATTTCAGCAGTGCTGTTTCTAATCTATCTACATTAGGCCAACGCACTGTGCCTTCGTTAGCACCTGGAAAACAATAATTACACTTGTAATTACAAGTGTTGCCCAAGTCTAATTCAATGACAAAATCTGTATCGTAATTTTTTATAGATATCATAACAAGTGAGCTAATTCAGGAAATACATCTTTAGCATTTACTCCTCTAATAGCATCAAGTTTGTTTACATACTCTTTGAATCCCGGAAGCAGATGACTCTTGTCTTCGGCGTCCATATGATTTAGTATTGCTTCCCAACGTCTCCAACCATACGGATTTAATTCCCAAAAGTTAGGATCCTGTGTCCAACTGTCATATAAAAATTCTTTGAATTTTCCAAACAGTTCACGTATTTCTGCTTTGTCCTCTTTTGGTAATATTTGTATACTCATAAATGTTGGAATATACAATAAGTGCATATTGATTAGACCGCCGCCGACTTTTACTCCACGAATTTCTTCTGTGTTTACTTTTTTAAAATCTTGTGATATTTTCCAGTGAATAAAGTCTGGCAAATGTTTAATGTTAAAAATTTGTATAGCAGTGGCAATACTTGGCCGTATGTTGTCAGGTGTATTATCCAACATGTGTAAGTTACGTTCTACAGTATCCCAGTCTGTTGGAAACCGTATGTAGTTGTTACGTGGTCCAGCAGCGTCCATACTAACACCTACTTTTACTATTTCAAAGTGTTTCCATAAATTAATTAAATCTTTATCAACTAATATGCCATTTGTATTATAGCGTAAACGTATACGTTTATGATAGCCTTGTCTAACAATTTCTTCGATAAACTTTTTGTGTTCTTTTATCATCAATGGCTCACCGCCAGCAAAGTATACTTCACGTAGATTAGGTATTTGTTTGTATAGATCGTCCCAGAATATTTCTTGTTCGTGCCACTTGTTGTTGAAAGCAGATTTATCCCATTGCATCTGTCTCTTGACTTCTAGATCTTTTAGCTGTGGCTCTAATACTTTCCAGTCCTTTACCCACTTGCTGCTGTCATGTGGCGAACACATTACACACTTGATATTACAAGTATGCCCAAGACGCAGGTCTAAATATTGTAGTTCTTCTTTGTAGTATCCATCTTTGTGTGTTTCGTTTAATAAATCTTGTATATCAAGACCACGTTCCATCCAGGTTCCTGTTTCCCACACACGTTTGCTTACTACACCCTTTGATTCTTCAGCAAAACACTTTGTACAACTAGCAGGTATTTTACCATCCATCATGGTACGTCTTACACCACGCATGTATTCGCTGTTCCATGCTTCCATAGGAGATGTTGACGCAAAGTTTATATGCTGTCCGCTATCGTCTTTTACAATACCCACTGTATGATCTGTGCCTGCTCCGCTGGCGTTAGCACTACAGCACAACCGCATATCTCCATTTGGACGTGTGGCCATGTGTATCCAAGGCAACGCACAAAAAGTTTCTGTTGCTTCTGCTTTTAGTCTGTTATTAAATAATTCTAAAAAGTCTGTCATTTGCGCCCAATCAAAAGATATCTATCATACAATGGTAATTTAAGAGTATCCTCTGTATATATCTTTTGTAAACCACTGGACATTTTGAATTCTTCTAATGAATCATAACAACGAATATGATCAGCAATACTTTTATAATTGTTATTTTGTATAGCAATAGCACTTGTTTTTGGAACACGTTCTAACCATGTTTCATATTGTTCTTGTGTTATATGTTCTGTACTAGTGTTTATTACAAGATCAGGAGTAAATTCATATTCGTATGTACACATATCGCAAGTAATAGCATTAAATTTGCCTTCAATTTCTTGCCTCTTACAAATCATGTTAGCAACTTCTTCACAACTCGGATCTATATCAACACTACGTATGTCATTTATGTCTAATTTACTGTTAAACAACAAACTAGATAATACACCGTTCCAACCGCCAAAGATTACAATGTTCTCTTGACGCCAATGAGAATTATGTAGATGCTCTACAAGCCACACTTTGCTTTTAAGTTGTCCTTTCCAAAAACTTTCTAACACACCGAAATGATTTTCGTTGTTTCGCACAGCATCCATCCAAAATGCTACATCGTCTAAGTCTACCAACATGTTTTAATCATTTCTTGTCTAATTTTTTTAAAGTGTTGAAAATTATGTTTTCTAATTTCTAACGTGGCTTGATTAAGTTCTTCTATAGAATAATTATTAATTGTATTATACAACGAATTGGCTGCCATGTAAAGTCTTTTTTTATAGTCTTCATTGTCATAACTTTCGTCCCAAATTTTATCAAAAGTTCTAAATCCAAGTTCTTTCAAATATTTTAAAGAATGCTTAGGTCCTACAATGATAAATGCTTGTTTACAAACTATAGGCTTCCATATTTTTTCGCTAAAAAACAAATTGCCAGTATTATTCCATTCTTGTCTATAATATGTTTCAGTTACAACATTTATTAAAGACTTAGCATATATTAAAGGATTATAATCATTTGGCCTTGAACCTATTCCGTCAATAGATATTTTATGAAAGTCGCTACTTACAAGTCCTTTATCTAATATTTCATTATTTTGTAAATCTTGTATTAGTAAAACTCTATGTTCATGATGTCTGTTATTCAAACAACAAAAATACATATCTTTTCGATATGAAAACTTTTTTAATCTATAGTCTATAAGATTATCGTATACTCTATGATACCACTCGGGATAATAAAAAGCAGTAAAAACTTTTGGCAACTTATATTGTTGTAGCCAATCTTCATATTCTTCTGCTGTGCTTTTTAAACTAGTAGAAAAATAAACTTTGTTGTGTAAATTATTTTCATTAACAAACGCATCTATTTTTTTAAATCTGCGTTTGGCATAACCTTCTAAGTTATCATGTAAAATATAAAAAACATTTTCATTTTCTTTTACATTTTTTATAATCTCTTCGTCATCGCGATCTCTAAAATATTTTATAAAAAAATATTTTCCAACAGGATTTTCCTGCCAGTGTTGAAAAGACTTGTAAGGTAATCCAAATGGATCTGTATATCTATTATGAGCCTTATTACTATAGTTTATGTTAGAATTGATTTCCAATGGTGTATAGTCCTTTCAACACCTTCTTCGTAAGATACTTTGGGTTTCCACCCAGTTTTACTTGTAAGAAGATTATGATTACTATTAAGCCACCAAATTTCTCCGTGTCGTGGATCTTTTGTATCCCAGTTTATAGTTCCATTCCACCCTAATTGCTGTTGGATATAATGAGCACAATCTTTAATCTTACGTGGATCATCTGGTCCAATAGTATAGAAGTTGCCTTTACACGCATCTCTATTTTCAATTACAGCCATCCACGCATCTAGCAAGTCACTAATGTAAATAAAGTTTCTATAAGGTTCAGCATAACCTAAATTACAAGTATCACCTTTTATCATTTGAGAAATAATTTGTTCAGTAACGAAAAAGTCATTGTCTTTGCGTCCGTAACTATTAGTCTGTCTAAAACTAGCCCAAGGCAAACCGTATGCTCTACCAGCATATTCTAAATATTTTTCACAACCATACTTGGCAACAGCATAAGGAGCATTTGGATTAGGCTGCGTATATTCATCAAAAGCAACGCTTTCTTTATAAGTTCCGGTTTGTTCTACTTCATCTGAAATGGGTTGCCAGCCATAAACTTCCATTGTACTTGCGAATACAAAATAAGGTAATGTACTTAGTTGTCTACATGCTTCGATAAGATTTACTGTTCCTACATAATTTACTTCACTAAAACTTACTTGTTCGTAAAAACTTTTTTGAACTTCTGTCCTTGCTGCTAAATGAACTACAATATCAGGATTTACTTCTTTTACTTCTTGTTGAATACCAGTGTGATGTGTCAAGTCTGTTTTTAATTCGTGAACTTCTCCAATTGCTTGTAATCTAGGTAACAAATGCTGTCCAATAAATCCGCTTGATCCAGTTAATAATATTTTCATGTAGAACTCCTTACAGTATTTACGATCCATTAACCATGTACTTATTAGATCTGGTGGTTAAATACATTATGTTTGATACGGTAGATAAGTTTGAAAAAGAAATAGCAGAATTTTTTGGTGCTCCATATGCTGTAAGCACTGACTGCTGTACTCATGCTATCGAATTAATTCTAAGATACAAGGAAGTAAAAAATGTATCTGTGCCAAAGCAAACATATCTAAGTGTACCTATGACAGCAAAAAAAGTAGGTGCTACTGTATCATGGGCAAACACTCGATGGGAAGAATATTATTATCTAAGTCAAAACATATACGATGCTGCTGTGTTATGGAGACGAAACAGTTATATTGTCAACAGTTATATGTGTTTAAGTTTTCAATTTAAAAAACATTTGAGTTTAGGTAGGGGTGGTGCTATACTTTTAAGTAGCAAGCAAGAAAGAGATGATTTAATAAAATTGGGATACGATGGCAGACATCGTAATGCTCCATGGGCAGAACAAGATATTCACAGTGCCGGATATCATTATTACATGACTCCAGAAACAGCACAACTAGGATTAGACAAATTGCCTGATGCTATCAAATCAAAACCAAAACTTTGGACATACAAAGATTATCCAAACATTTATAATCTAATACACAATGTTATCTGATAGAGACCAGCTACCTACATATGGGTAAATGTTTGCTTTATATTTTGCTCTTAGACATCTAAGAGTGGCATTTCCTACAGTATCGCCAACAAGATTATTTACATTTTCTGGTTTACGGTATTCTTTTTCTAAATCAACATGTAGTTCTTGAAAAATAACTTTTGTTTCTGGACGTAATTGTAAATCTAAATCGCTGTACATGTATTTTTCTAAAAGATTCATGTGTCCTATTACATCAGGATGTAAATCGTCTAACAACCCATTCCAAGCATTACCTTTTTCATCAAACTCAATACAAATAGGCAACTTGGGTAATTTATCTTTGTATAATTCTTCAAACTTTTTACCAGCTAATAAATCTAAAGATTTAATATATGCTCCGCCGTCGCCTATGTGTGGATCAAATGCCATACCTTGCCAAAAAATATTGTCTTTCCAAGCACGGTTAACTGTAATAATTTCACTATAATTGAAAACTAAATCTTCTGGATAATTCCATCTATCTTGAAGCCATTTCATTTCTCTACCGTGAGCAAAAATACTACCAACCGCTTGATATTCTCCATCGTGTATATGATCCCAACGTTCAAAACTTGACCAAAGTATTACAATTTTATCTTCAGGTTGAATGTTAAATTTAGCATCAGCTTCAACTATACGATTCATAATACCTCTATTGCCTAAGCCTGCTATAGCAAAATTGTATATAGGTATTTGTAAATCATACGCCATAATAGTAGCCCATGTAGGCCAAGCATAATTTGTAAAACTACAACCAAACGCAAATAATCTCATTTTATTTCCTTAAAATTAAAATTGTGTCTTACACACCATTCATTAAATTTTGTTCTGTCTATGAATATACGAGGGTTATATACTTCTTGCATATGTAAATGCTCAACATTTTCGACCATGTCTAAAAATTCTTTTGGCAAATGGTTTTGAGGATTTAAACACATAGTACAAAGCCAATTAAAATTGTAATCAATTTTTTCTTGTAATTCTTCTTTTACTTTAGCATGATCTAAATCATGTAATTTGTTTATCTGTTTCCAAAATTCTTCAGCACGTTTTCTATCGTTGTCTATGCTATCAAAACTATAATCAATATATTCGTCAAACAGTTTAAATCCTAAATTTTCAAGTGCTTTGTTAAAATTTGGAACAGCATAGGTTACAAAAGGACGCTTATGTAAAATTGGAATGTATGTTTTTTCTGTTGTAAATATACATTCTGTATTGCTTTCACATACTACACTCCATAAACTACTACCAAATTGTTTTGGAGGAAATAATATGTCATTTCTTGGATCATCAACTGACTCCCAATCAAGTTTTTGTGGAATGTTAGGTGTATCAAAGTATTTCCATTTATAGTCCCAATTGATATCGTTAGCACCCCATGAAACAAAACCTTTGTGTCGTTGATTTTGTTTATACATTTCATCAAAGAAAATACACCTATGTATATGACCTTTATTATTTAGACTTGTAAATGTTTTCTTAAAAACTTTGGGTTGTATTACTGTATATTTGCTATTAATGTAAGTATGTAATGCTGCTGCTCCAAAATAATGCATATATTGTATTAAATTTTTGCCTTCGGTAATGTAATGCCTGTAATTTAATTCGGTGTCTAAATAAGCAGGTCTAATTAAAAATACTTCTACATTACATTCGGCAGCATATTTTAAAAAATCGTCCCAGTCTTGTCTATTTCCATACACAGACATTACTTCATATTCTTCAAAGCCCATTATCATTAATTTTTTAACTTCTGGTTCGGCTATTTTTCTTCTAAGATGTTTACCGTCTATCTGTGCCCAAACAAACCAATAGTACACGCCATCAAATACTTTGTCAAATATAAATTTATCCATATTATAATTAAGTACGCATTTAATTTTGTAAATACGTTATGAATATTTATAGTACAAACGAATGGGATACGTTGAAAAAGGTTTGTGTCGGAGTTGCTGACTATTGCCGCATTCCCGAGATGGACGAAAGTTTGCGTGTAATCAATTACGCAGACAGACAGGATGTAAGTGATGTAAAGGCTGGCTTATATCCTGATCAAGTTGTAGAAGAATCAAACGAAGATCTTGAAACTTTTGTAAAGTTTTTAGAAGGCGAGAGTGTTGAAGTAGTAAGACCTAAGCGTACAGAAGAAGTTGAATACTACAACTATTGCCCACGTGATACTGTATTTGTTCATGGCAACAGAGCTTTTGCTGCTCCAATGGCCCTCGCAGCAAGAGAAACAGAATGGCGACATCTACTGCCTGGTGTTAGTCCTATTGAAATAGGACACGGCATCGACAGAACAGGATTGTATGACGAATCATGCGTTGGAGATCCAGATCGCCTTGCCCTCACTGAAGTAGCACCTTGTTTTGACGCTGCTAATGCTATTAGAGCTAACGACGATATTTTGTATTTGGTAAGCAATAGTGGTAACAAAGCAGGTGCTGCTTATTTACAAACTTGGATAAACAAACCTGAAAACAGTTTTTCTGAACCAGGTAATATACGTGTTCATCGTCTTGAAGATGTATACAGCTATATGCATATCGATAGCACTATTGCGTTTTTGCGTGAAGGATTATTACTTGCTAATCCTAGCAGAATAAAAAGTATGGACGTTCTACCTGATCCTTTTAACAAATGGGATGTAATTTGGGCACCTGATGCTGTAGACGCTGGACACTATCCAGGATTGTGTAACAGTAGTATTTGGACTTGGAACGTAAACTTGTTCAGTGTAAATCCAAACTTAGTTGTATTAGAAGAACATCAAGAGCCAACACGTAAGGCACTAGAAGCACACGGTATTGAATGTGCTATGCTACCACTTCGCCATGCTAGAACGCTAGGCGGCTGTTTTCATTGCTGTACATTAGATCTCGTAAGAGGATAAAATATCGTTAAGTTGTTCTGCTGTTGATAAATGGAATTCAGGACCATCGTGGCCACAATCTCTAGCACCAAAACTACCTACTGCTGAATGTATATGATGCATCTTTGTATATAAAGGTACTTCTAACCAATTTTGTTCCCAACAAAAATTTAGCACAGGCACACCAAGTGCTTGCCACACAGCGTTTAATCCTTCGTAATGTCCTTGTACTGTTAGATTCATGTCTCCAACATCATCTAAGTACCTTCTGCCCCACCATTTACCATCAAGTGTTTTTGTTTCGCTTCTATCATTTAACGTAATAAAAAATTGATTGTGTGTATCGCCAAATAAACGTCTTGTTTTTTGAGGCCATTGACATACAACTAATTTTGGTATTGGTAATTTATTTGCTTTCCACATTATAGAATTTTGAAAAGGCACAAGAGACGAACTTGCCTGTTTACTAGCATTAAATAGATCTAAACCGCAATACTCTGCTACATGCCTAGTCCAGATATCATCCTCTGATATTCCAACTCCTTCAGTAAAACTACATCCAAATGCTAACATAAAATTTTTATCTAAGTCTGATATTTCTTTTGTTCTATAACCTAAAGAATTAAATTTATAATTAATTTTTTCAGTAGCATATCTCCATGTATGCCCCATCTTTTTCCTGTTAAATCTATAAGCATTTTCGTCATCGGTACTATACCATTCATAATCACCGTTGACATGCTCTAGATCGATTAGAAGAGGAAAATTTGTATTAAAAGTAAGTTGATCCATTTTGTTTTACAATAAATATATGCGTATATATTTAACCATCCATGGAGTACCAAATTGTATAACTGGTTTAATTGCTTATATTTTATGCCTCGAAACAACTTACTGCCAGAGCTTATCAGAAAAGATGGTTCTAAAACACCTCTATCTCAAATAAAAGAGATTGAAGGATTAATGGACTTAGTAAATGAAAGTTTTTTAAAAAAACATCCAGAACCAACAATTATTTACAATGGCACACATACTATTCCAAATTTAGATAGATTGTTTTTAAGTCCTATTCATAACGAAATTTTAAAAACACAAAAAATAAATTTTTACTTTTTTGAAGTGCTAACACATTACATACCAAATAATCATGGAAGACTTGAACCGCATATTCTACGATATGATAATCAAGTCGAGCTAACAGAAACTATTAGATGTTACGAACTTGACTCACTTGATAGCTGGGCAAAAAAACATAATATTGACTTACATGTACATTGTACTGATCATTTAAGTTGGAAACACTACAGTAAAATTTATAAAAATATTAAATTTAAAAGTACAGATTTATTTGTAAGCTGGTTTAGTAGTAGATTTTTAATGCAAGAAGATTATAATAGAGCTGGTATGGAACCTGGCGATATATATCCTGTTATAAATCCTAAGAAAATTTCTCAAAAGTTTTTCAGTGGCGCTTGGAGATACGACCCAACAAGACATTTCATGACTGCTTTTTTAGCAGCAAACGATATTACAAAAACTAACAATGTAAGTTTCTACCATAAATTATCTAACGAGGATATGGTAAACAATATGTGGTTTGATTGGAATACTTTTAAAGAAAAACATCCAAATATGTCGAAAATGCTTTTAGATGGCAATACAAAGTTACAAGAGCAAGTGCCACTACATTTTGAAGTTAGACATCCTAAAGCATGTAATATAACACAACCAGATCCAGATTACAATACATCGGGTATGGTCAATCGAAGGCGTACACAGGATCCTGAAAGAATATACACAAAATCTTTTTGCGCAATAGTTAATGAAACAAGAGTTACACAACCATGGTCAAATATAAGTGAAAAAACATTAAATGCTCTAAAAGCATTTCGCCCAATTGTAATGGTAGGCGCACCAGGTACATTATCCTACTTACAAGAATTAGGATTTAAAACTTTTGGCGATTATTGGCCTGAAGAGTATGATAGTATTTTGTGTACAAGTGACAGATTAGTAGCAGTATGTGATACAATTAATTATATTAACAATTTTAGTATTGACGAACTTAGAAAAATGTACAGGTCAATGATTCCTATTTTAGAACACAATTATAATAGAGTACAAACTGTATCAGAATGGTTTACCGATTATAATGCTAAACTAGACGAACAAATTTTATTAGCCCAGTAAGTATGCGCTGGTAATCTATGATGCCAATATTGTTGTCCTACAGTGTCAAATCCTTGCGATAAGCAGTGTTCCCAAAAACTTTCTTCAGCATTATCAAAATCTAAAAAATTATCTTTATCAATTTTGTTTATATAATATGTATACCTCGGTGTGGTTTCACAACATTGAAAAGCATTTCTAAAAATGTATTTTAAATTATATGCTTTTAATAATTCTTGCGTTTGAATAATGTTATTATACCTATTAATATTCCATTGAACAGGATTTATAAAAAGATGGTTGCCTAATACATCAAGATTTTTCCTCCATTGCTTAGGTGCCCAATCAGGATAATGCTGAGGATGTAAATGTGTTACATTTGTATCTGGAGCAAACTTTATAAAATCGTATGCTGTAGTTTTGCTCTTTTCATAAAAATATTCTGTTCTATCTGTACCTGTCCAATGTATTAAAAACAATGTATCTTTAGCAAGTTCTTTGTTTTCTAATAACCAGTACAAAGTTGTCCTAGCAATGTAATCATTGCTGGCTCCAGGATATGCGCAATTTGTCCATGTAGCATTTAATTTACTAGCAATTTGTGCGCCAAAACAATTATCTCTATTATAGGTACCTTCGCCAATGCCGCTGCCTTCTAATTCGCTTCCAGCACTATGACTACAACCATTTATAAAAACATGTTTATACACGCATAGGCTCCTTAGGTATAATAATATCTGTGCCGCAATGGCAGTGATCTTTGTTACATATAACAGGTTTTAGATCAAATGTCAAGTTTTTATTAGTAATATTACCATGTGTTTGTCCGACTCCGCAACTTGCTCCACTTATGTCTCCACGTGGATTAATAAACAACGCATCGTCTACTTGACATTTCCATCCTTTAAAAAAGTTTTGTCTAGCAGCTATTATTTTATTACTGTTTACAGGTTCAATGCCAGTATCGTAATGTGCCATGCTTACAGCGTAGTTTTCTCTATATGGTTTATCTATACGTTGTACAGTTTCAAATTCTGCGTTTTCGAGAAAATTTTGTTTTATTGGATCTTTGTATTGCCACGGTCCAGCATTTACACTCATTTCGTCAAATAACGGTGTCCATTCTAAATTATAATTCGGAACTTCTTGTCTGACACGTTTGCCAAATTCAACTACTTCCCAAAACCGATCATCATGCATTAACATTTTTGTACAAAGGTAATCAACTTTATCGCATAAAAATTTTGCGTTTTCTATATAGCGATCTTTTTTACAAAACTCAACATGAAAACTAGCAACAATATCGTCAAACAAATGATAGTGTTCTTTCCAATATTTTAAAGGACGTGACAAATTAGTGTTTACAGCAACAGTAATATTAGGAATTTTTTCTTTTAGATGTTTAACTAAAGGTATAAAGTTTTCCCAATGCGTAGGTTCTCCACCACTAAAAAATACTTTAAAATGTTTGTATCCACGCTGCTTGTAAGTGTTAAAAATTTTCATTGTATTATCTATATACAAATCCAAATTGCCATTGTTGCGATTATCACCTGCCCAGTTTCCAGGATTACAATAGGTACACTGAAAATTACAAAAATTATTTACTTGCCAAGTAAGACAAGCATAGGGTTCTGACATAGGTGTAATTTTAAGTAATGTGCTCACGTAACCATCCTAACTCAGGAAACACAGCCCAAAAATCTTCTTTGCGATGTACATCTAATGTATGATTCTTTTTGAAAAATTGATTTAATTTTTCTTGATTATATTTTCCCATATTCATAAATTGTAGAACACTATCTATGTGTCCTAGTACTTCTCTTACCATATCTTCGCTATTGCATTTTTCATAGGCCCATTTTTTATAATCAATATATTTGGCACGTAATTCACGTTTATATTCTTCTGGTATATAATCAATACGCATAAAGTCAGGACCAGTTAAAACATTTAGTCTACACTTGTCAATATCTACTAGTCCACGTTCTACCCAGTCTATATGAAAATCTGGAAAGTTCCACACATTATACAAGCTAATAGTTGGTGTAATTTCAAAGTGTACATGAGGAACACGCTCTAACATTTCAACACGGTTTTGTTCAATCTGTTGCCAGTCAGTGCCGTGGCGCATAAACTCTGCTCTGTTTCCGTTAGCATCTAAACTAGCACTTACTTGTACATCTTCAAACTGTTCCCAATAACTGTAAATACTTTTACTTTTGTAGCGCATGTTGCTAAAGTTTGTTGTGTAGCGTAAACGCACATCTGTCTTACCTGACTCGATCCATCTGTCTAATATTTTATAGTGTTCATTTGTAATAAGTGGTTCGCCGCCTGCCCAATACACTTCTTCGACATCTGGCAAATACTTTTGTAAATTTTCCCAATAATTATTTTTCTTGGCAATATTTACAACAGTACTACCATTATTGTTAAGTATATTTGCTATTTCATGTTTACCGTATAATTCTCCATGTTCTTGCGCATGTAAACTACTAAGCTCAGGTCCACAACTACGACATTTCATGTTACAAATATTGCTAAATCTTACATCCATGTAAGCCATACGCATTTCGTCTATACTGCCGTCTTCGTTAGTTTTTTCAACTAAGTCAAAATGCTTGTCTCCAAACCATTCGTTGCTGTTTTTACGTAGTGTCCAAATCCATGTACTCGCTTCTAATTCGTAACACCTTTTACAAGCGTCTAATTGTTTTCCTTGTAACATGGCTTTACGTAATTCTTTGTATTTTTCACTATTCCAAACTTCTTCAATTGTATTTGTTTTTAAATCACCAAACGGCTGATCACTGTCAGCAATACAGCATGGCATAGCACGACCATCAGGCCATGCGTGCATATGAATCCAAGGTAGGATACAAAATGCTGTATCTTCTTTTAATAGTTTTTCTTTATCCATCGATTAAATCTGCCAATTCAGGAAAAGTTTTAGTAAAACTTTCGTTTCGAATTTTATCTCTACGTATAGTATTATGTATAAATTCTTGCCCGTGTTCATTCCAAGTATTGGCACTTGTAGCAAATTTGAGTGCGTTTTCTATGTGTTGCGCACACCAGAATTCATCTCTAATTTGTGTTAGCAACTTTAATAAACTTAATGTACCCTTTTCTTTATGTAAATTAGGCAAATTTTGCGCACTGTAAAAACTAGGATTAAGCAAATGATAGATACTTATATAATCGTGTTTTCTTAACAAATCTTGGTCAATCATGTATGTAAAAAAGTCGCCTAGAGTAACATAATTTAAATTACTTAATACACAATTAAATTGATAATTTATAAAATCTACATCTCTAATTTTACGTAAATTGTTTTTTACATTAAACCATTTTGTACCATTACGTATGTATTCTGCTTTTTCTCCAAAATGATCAATACTAGCACTTACTTCTACATTTTTAAAGTTACTCCACATATCAAGTATGTCATACTTTTTATATTTAAAATTACTCATGTTTGTATTATATCGTAAGACAATATTTTTACAAGCACCAGTGTTGATCATTTCCTCTAGTATTGTATAATGTTCATCAGTAATTAATGGTTCGCCGCCAGCAAAGTAAGCAAGTTCCATATTAGGAATTTGTTCTAATATTTCATCTAGTAATTTTCCACTTTCGTCAGCATGTTGAATTATCCTAAAATTTTCACCTTTGTCGTCGTGTTGTTTTTCTTCTTGCGCCCATTGACTACTAAATTCTCCGCCGCATGTTCTACATTTAAAATTACATATATTACTAAATCTTACATCAAAATAACGCATAGAAAAATCGTCTACGCTGCCGTCTTCGTTTGTTAACGGAATAAGATCATCATATAGATGTCCAAAATGTTCCAAACTATATTTTCTAAAACTATGCGGAGAATTTTCTTCGTGTTTGTAACAAAAAGTACATGCTTCATTTTTTCGCCCATTTAACATGTCTAATCTCAATTGTTTCATACGATCAGTGTTGAAGGCTTTTTCAAGTGACATATTTTTTACATTAGCAAACGGCTCAACATAATCACTACTACAACAAGGATACACGTCTCCCTTAGGTGTAACATTTAAATGTAACCACGGAAACATACAAAATGTGCTGCTGTCTTTCATACCGAATCTAATAACCCTATTGTCATGTTATGTAAATAATCTTTGTAATGTTGATTACGATTTTTATCAAACTGTAAAGTTTCTAGTTTTATTTCTTTAATCTTTTCTATGCTGTACTTATTATTAATCACACAGTCTTGTAAATAATTAGTAAAAGGTTCTGTTTGATATGGTTTTGTCATTGCTAGTAGCATTTCTTTAGCAATTAGAAGAAGATTATATGGTGCCCAACATACATCGATATTGCGTCCTTGCGGATAAACATTTGTAACTACAAAATCACTTATGGGAAATTGTTCAGCCCAAGATATTGTTTCACGTACATTAAACATATTGTATATTGTTGCTACATAGTTTATTTGAACAGTATAATTTTTTACATTTTTAAAAAAGTTTTTAACATTGTTTTCAAGTATAGAAAACGCAAAAGGATATCTTGTATATTCGTAAACTTTGTGTATACCGTCTATACTAAATGTAGCATTAACATGTTTAAATTTATTCAATCTTTGTACATTAGTATTAGAAAACTTAGTTGCGTTAGTATGTAGTTCTAAACTTATATTTTTTGATAAATCATTGTCAATACAGTAATCTAATAACTGTAAATATTCTTTTGACAAAAGTGGTTCTCCGCCACTTACTCTTATATTTGTAATTTGTTCTAGTACAGGATATAATACACTTATGTCATGTGGTGCTATGTCTGGCACACTAGTCCACCAATATTCATAACCATCTTGTTTGAATAATTCAGCATCTTTGTTAAGTTGATTACTTAACGCAGGATGACACATTCTACATCTAAGATTACATTTGTTACCTAAATGTATATCAAGCCACTCTAACTTATTGTCTACTGTTGTATCTAACATTAGTCTTGGACTACTTCCGTATTTTTCTGCTTCATAGCAAGTATTACAAGCACTAGGATATTCTCCATTTAGCATCTGTGTACGAATATTTTGTAGTTGAGGCAAATCAAATAATTTTTCAACATCGTTGTGAATGTCTTTGTTAGTTTGTAAAGGATCAGGATCTAATGGACTTGCCATATTACAACATGGATTGACACACTGGATGCCATCGCTATTCCAATGACTTATAGCAATTTGTTTAAAAGGGTAATAACAGTATGAATTGTCCTTAGAAGGTTCCATTAACTTCCTTACATAACGTAAAGAAGTCAGACATTTCTGGAAAACTTAATTCAAAATCTACATTACGTCTTCGATCTTGTTCTTTAAAAAAGTTATAAAAATCTCGGCGTCCTTCACGTATTTTATTCACATCGTATTCTGTAGTTTTCATATAGCTTACAACACGTCTAAATTTTTCATATTCCATTGTACTAAAATGTGTTTTACTGCCTTCTTTAAGATTATCTTGAATAAACTGTAAATGGCTTTCCATATAAGGCATATATTGTTCTTTTGGTAAAATATTAATATCGTATTGTAAAGGTTCTTTTAAATATGGAGTATCAAAATGTATACGTTGCCAGCGTCCGCTATTTACATCATTATATTTTGCTCGCCATTCTAATATTTTTTCTAACAATGTTTGAAATGTTGTTACACTAAAAATATTAAAAGTAATCATAAAAGTTACTGGTGCTGTAGTGTTAGTAAGGAAATAATCAAGATTCCTTTCAAATACTTCTAAATCTAATCCATCTCTTATGTACTCAGCTCGTTGATTCCAGGTGTCAACACTAGTAAACAATTTAAACTGTTTAATTTTGTTTTGCGAAAGTAAACTATTTACACTGTCGGTAAATTTTGCTAATTGACGTTCTTTACCTCCTAAGTTACTGTTTACATTTAATTCAAGATTTGGCTTTGGATCTTTCTCAAGTTCGTCAAACAGTCTATATGTGCTTTTTTGTATTGTAGGCTCTCCGCCAGTAACACGCAAAATGTTTAGTGTCTTGCTAACTTCAGGCCACCACTTCCACCACGCACGTACATACGGATTGCTATCTTCTTCGTATACACGAAACCAATCTACATCGCATCTATGATTTTTAACCATGTCATACGGACCGTGTTGCCGTATTTCGTTGTAGTACCTGCTGCTTGCTTTAGGATGACAATACCCACATCTAAAGTTACACTCATTACCAAATGAAATTTCAATGTATTCAGGATTAACATTAAAGTCCCAAGGTTTTAACTTTACTTCATTTAACCGTTCTTCATTGTAAATACTGCCACTGCGAATATGTCTATCACTAACAAAATCAGGACCCATGTTTTCTACGTTCCAGCAATAGTTACAGCCAACACATTGCTTACCTTCTAACATCTCTTTACGTTCTTGTTTTTTGTGTTTAGTATTATGTAAAGCACTTGGATTAGTAAAGAGCTCATCAACGTCAATAGCATGAGGAGCAGGGTGATAACAACTATGTGTTTCACCCGTTTGTAAATATATTGTTGTGTGATACCATTTAGCAAAACAAAATGTAGGAGAAAAATGTCGTGTTGTTATATCATTTACATATTTTGTTTTTTCTTTTTCAAAAGACATTTATGTTCCTTTTTTTGGATTTCTAGGCTGATTAACATAAACAGTCTTGAAAAAATTGCTTTGCGTAGCATCTAACGGATCAACAGCTATTGGAAGTTCTAATTCGTTAATGAGTTTATCCCCTAATTCTTGTGAATAGTATTCTATATCTTCTTCTACTAAATCAGTTTTAGCGTCCCAATATTCATTTAACCATTTAAAATCACGGACATTTACAAAGTCCCAATCTGTACACATAGTTTTGTACAAACCTTCTCTTGCTCCATAAATTGCCCATCTTCCATTTTCAACATCGGCGCCAACCATAAGCCAAATATATAATCTATGTAAATTTTTCCAATGATTTTTTAAAAAATCTTCTTTATTTACACGCATACCTCTGTCAAGTGCCATTTTAACACCTTCTCTAAATCCAGCACGCCATGCTTGATGTGGAGTTGCGTTATTCATAATTGTGCTATAACAACTATTCATTTGAATATATTCAATATCCCAACAAAAGTCAACTTGCGCATGAATATTACTAGGATCAGCATTTTCGTGTGTACGCATACTTAATACTTTTTCCTTAGGCCAACATTTAATGCCGCCGTTGCCATACATTAGATTGTTAATAGTATTTCTAGCACTCCAGCTAATTACACAATCTTCTAACTTTGCTTCTTTATTCCAATGCGCATCTTCGTGTGATTCTAAATCAAACTCTTTAGCAAGAAACTCTTTATTAATAATGTTATCACCATCAATTGTAATAAATCTATCAGTTTCACTTAACTCAGCACATGCTTTGTGTGCGGCGTCACTGCCTTCAACTCCGTGTACACGTTTAGCCCAAGGTATTTTACTACACAAATCAGCATAATTTTTTTCAGCATTAGGCTCGTCATAGCTCAAGTAAATAATGTCATAGTCTAACACTCTAAATTTAGTCATTGATAACCTCGTGGTAATATGTATCTAATCTCTTTGTAGTATATACGCTTACAGAATCTATGTCAAGTTCGTAATCGCTAATAAAAGGTATTGATTTTATGTTATTTAAATCAATTTGAAAATATTGATACAGGTTATGAGGATCGTTCTTTCCACATACGCTAAAATTATAAGCAGCAGAAAAAATTAACTTCCTATTCTTAATGTTTTCATCTAACATAGGATCTAACTCTATATCCCACTGTTTTTTTATCACATTTTGTTTTATAGTTAGATCAGGTCTGTCTATTTTTGTTTTTGGAATTTTATAAATTTGATCGTTTATGTCAAATTTAATTTCATCTTCAACAAATCTACTTTTAATAATATGCTTTTTTTGTACTGAATCAAAAATAACAAAAAAAGAATCCATAGTTTTTATACCAGACATAATATCCCAAACATCTTCTATACTTGTTTTTAAATATTGTCCTTCGTCATTGTTATTATTTGAAATTTTAAGTATATTTCCAATTTCGTCAAAGTAAATATATCTTTCTGTAATAACTCCGTTTATCATTTTATTCCTAATTTATTTTCATATGTTTTAATAATTTCTTTATTACAAAAAGTTTTTTCAGTGTAATGAAAAATTCCTGTTTGAGAATAATTACCTATTTTTAATTTACAATCATTATTAAAATATGTTCCAACTTGTGCCTGCCAAGATTCAACATGAAGTTTTTTCCAACCTTGATTCCTTAATTTCATGTGTGTTATTGTAGGATAGTCAATAGTATTTGTAATTTTATTTTCGCAATTAAGAATTTTTGTTACAATTGCCGCACTCACATCAATACTAGGCCATTTTTGAAAATATTTTCCTCCAGCATATTGTCCATAGAATAATTCCCAATTATTCATTACTAGTTCTAACCATTTATAAAATTGATGCGCAAATTTTGATTTTTTAAAATAATGAAACCCAGCATACAAATTTGGCAAATTATGATTTCTAAATGCTTTTCTATAATAAATGTTGTCTGCTGTTGTGCCTCTATATGTTTTTACATGATTTACAAAGTATAAATCGTGTTTTTGTAATACACTTTGCCAATGATCTAAATTACTTAAAATTAAAACATCGCTGTCAATTACAGCACTTTCTTCAAACGGACAAGCATGATATATCTTCCATCTATTTTCAACTTTCCATTCGCTGTTACTACTGGCATCGTCAAAAGGAATAGGAACAATATGTTCAAAAAGATGTTGATATTTTTTAGGTACATCATCATTGGTAATTAACGCAATCTTAGAGGTTGGATTGGTCAACTTTATACTCATAGCTGCTAGACATGCCTGCTGAACATAATCGTGTGTGCTATTTTGCGCAAATATTGTAAAATTAAGACTCATCGATTATCCTGTTTAAACTAAACTTATTCATTATATGTACATTTTGTTCTTTAGTAGACACAGGAAAATAATCAGCACTGGCTTCTTTTTGTACTAAAAAATTAAATTTATTATTATCTATACCAATACAAATATCATTATCAAGACTTACATATTTTTTACCAGGTAATGGCGTTACAAAATTGTTCCTCATATATCCGTTCATGATATGAGCAGCTATACTAAAAGCAAAATCATTCCTAAACGTTGGATTCATAATTTTATAAACAACTTTATAATGATACCAATTATCTTTAATATGTCCTACAAGATCAAAAAATATTTTATTTACTTTCGTTTTTCTAAAAAATACAATAGTTGCCCAATAAAAGTCTATTCCATTTGGTGAAATATGGCTAAACTCGGAAAAATCACGCCATCCGGCTAGATCAGTAGCCATGTTATACATCATTAAATCGTTGTTTTGTTTAAAACAATTTGTTAACACATTATTTGCTAAGATGTAATCAGTATCCATTAATAATGTTTCGTCATATGGAGTTACGTCATAAGCAACGTTACGACTTGTGTTTTTCCATTCTAATTTATATTCTTGGAAAATACCGTCTCTGTATTTTTTATAACTTTTTGCTTTTTCGTTTTGTAAAGCAATAACATTATCAAACACTTGTATTTTATTGCTATAAGTTTTTTCCATATAGGAAACATTATCTGTCAATAACGTAACAGGAATATTTAAATGCTGTTGTATTTTTTCAGCACAAAAAATTGCTTGTTTAACGTAATCAACTTGAGAATTATTTCTTGCTATTAATAGAGCACCTCTGCTCATAAATCTATAATACCTTCTACTGTTCTGTTTGATATTAATTTATCAAATTCAACATAGTACTTGTTACTTGCTTGGAAATATGTATCACGTATTCCATCTAAAAATTCTTGTGTTGTAACTTTTATTGGAATATTATTATCATCTGTTAGAATTATTTCTTCTTGCTGAGATGACTCCATGGAAGAACAAAATGTTATCAATTCCTTTGTAGCTGTAAATGTACCACCATTGTGATAATACATTAAATCTTCTTGATATTTTTCTTTAAGTAACCTTTTTTGATTATCTAGTGTAATCATATAATTACTAAAATCTAAAGCCTTTTCAAGTCTTTCGTCCATTCGTATACTCCGATATTACTACTGTAATAATACACGAATATAAACTATTTGTCAAGTGGGAACACTAGTTGGATTGTTAGCTAGGCTATAAACTGTTGAATAATTTACCTGAGTAACCGAACATGCTGTGTAAGTTGTGCTATCCCAAATAAATCCACTGTCAGGCGTATGTGGTTGAATACGGCTAGTTAAAGTGCCTCCAACTGCCTCATCAACAGGTGTTCCTGTACCGGCGCCGCCTAGATCGCCTGTCCCTGTATCTCCGTCATAAAACCTTATTCTAAATCTATACACACCAGCAGACACTCTAGTTCCGTATATTCTATAGTTGTTGTCATCGTATGCGCCGGATCCTGCTTTTTCATAAATTAAAGAATATCCACTTCCTAAGTCACTTATTCCAACATTGTAATTAGTGCCGGCAAAGTTAGAAGAACTAGATCCATTTTTATCAACATATATAACACCCATAGCATTGAGCAATGTCTGCCAATCGTCATCTTTAGTACCCACTGTACCAACTGTGCCGCCGGTTAAATCTGCTCTAAAAGTTATAAACCCTCCAGCATTTAGCCAAGCAGCTTCTTGATCTGCTCCATTAGCAAATTCAATTTCAACAATATGATAGATATCGTCTGTTGTGCTTGTATTGCCCCATGCTGTAGTTCGTTGATTTGTTAGTGTGCTTCCTGGAGTAAAATTACCTGTAGGATAGTTTAAATGAGCAGTAAGATCAAAATTTTCAATATCAATTTTTACAGTGTTATAATCATTGAATCCCATAAGTGCGGAATTCGATACAGCAGTTTCTGCTCCGGTTGCCTGATTGTAATCTAATGATTCGTCAGCACCAATTTTTTGTCCAACAGCTGGAGGTCTAAAATCTGCACTTAAAGATCCATACATATGGACATATAAAGATTGAAGATCGATATATAAGTTAAATAATTGTTGTTCTGTTACACTATCAACATCGGCTGTAACATCACTAGAAAAAGCAGTTTGGTACCATTGGCTTGTGTATATAGAATCTACCGGATCACGTAGTTCATTATATTCTGCTGCTAATATTGTTGCGCCTACTGATACTGGTAATGCCATAAATTATCCTTAGATTGTCAAGATATTACTATAATTAGGAGTTGGTACCTCTACATAAGAACCGGTTGCTCTTTGTTGCTCAACAATGCTATTAAACGTACCTTCTACTGGTTCGTCTACTCCTGGTGTGCCATCTCCTGGTGGTATAGCATCGCCATCTGTATATTCAACACGGAATGTTATTATATTTCCTGCTGAATTTAATTTTGCTTTGTATGTAATGTTATTGTTTTCGTAAGCACCTGCTCCTGGTTCGTAATACCATATATTAACATAACTGCCGCCTGCTGTCAAGTCATATGCGCCAATATTATAATCTGTGCCTGCTGTTGCTACTGTATCAGTGTAACTAAACTTTACAGTTCCAACTGTTGATAACATGTTTTTCCAATTAGTAGTTTTTGTACCAGAGCCGCCAGTAATACTCGCTCTAGTTCTTACTTCTCCGCCTGAATTAAAAAATGCCCTTAGATGATCTCTATCTGTCCATGTTACTGACCATTCGTGTATAATAGTCGGTAGTCCTGGTGCTCCCCATTGTGTAGTTCTTGTTACGCTTAACTTTGCTTCCGGCACAGTCATTTGGGCAATATTATATAACAAATGATCTGTTTCAATTCTTGTTGATGCTGTTTCATATTCAACGTATACAGCGTCCGTTATATCATCAGAAGTAGAAATATCAGTTAACGTAGGTAATGTATTTTGTTGGTGGACATATGCTTTTACAATATCTGTTTTTAAATTCTGCATATGTGTAGAATTAACCACTGTTGGATTGGTTGCTACATTTGTTGGCAAACTTGAGCTTGCTACTGCTTGTCCATACCCAAATGTTTCTCCGTAGGAACCGCCTCCAACTCCGAGAACTTTATTAGCTCTGTCTTGCATAATATTGTATCTCGCAACAGAGATTATATCACCTACTGCCATGCTAACTCCTATTTAATAATACTTGTGTATTTATACTTTTAAAACGCACTCAACAAGTTTAATTGATTCGTCGTCGTTAGATTCAAGAGCAACACCTACTAGCGCACTAGTAGCAACAGTTTTACAAATTCCGTTATCCCAAGCAAATATTGCTTGTCCTTTTTTGACTGGTCCTTCGACTTTAACTGGAACACGACCTTTAAGGGCAATATATTGACCTTCGGCTTCACTATTCATCATAATAGCAGGATCTGTTGATACTACACCTATACATATATCGCTAGACTTAGCAGGACCTACTTCGCAACAGTCATCAGCTATTACTGCTACTGCTGTGCCTGGTTCTAGTTCAGTTTCACCAGTTGTATATTTTTCAGCTAAATCAGCATAACGTGCTTGAGTAGCAGTACCAGTAAATATGTTTGCTACCAAGTTTCCGCTGCCGTCTCTAGCTGCTACAGTGTTAGGATCCGCAGTAGTTGCTGCTGCTCTAAATACTCCATTTACATTTAAAGTACTTGCTTGTGTAGCAGTTCCAGTAAATGTGTCAGCATAAACATTAGCAAATTCGTTTATTGGGCCGCCTAAATTATTAGTTGATCTGGTAACAGGAAATATAGCTGAATTAGTAATAGTAAACTGATCAGAATCTCCACTATCTCTAATGTTTAGTATATTGTTGTTTAATTTAATTACTGGAGTCTGACCATCAGCATCAATAAAGTGTCTTATGTCTGTACCATTACCAATAGTAAATCCAGCATCACCAAAATTTATTTCTGGGAACGGATTTGGTAAACTACTTGATCTTAAATAATCACTTGCTAAATATCCACCAAGTCTAAGAGCATTACTTGCCGATCCCCAATACAGATTAGTTTCACCTGTTGAATCAACACCTGATACACCATCATTATCAACTGCTCGTAATGTAATACCTGATTTTATTGTAGGATATTCTGTATATGACCATCCTGTAACATCTGGTTGTGAAACTTGTGGAGTAAATTCGTTTCTTGAAATTATAGCAATTATTTCATCATTATTGTAGGAAACAATCACTTCTCTTTTGTTTTGTGTTGAATCAATTAAATCTAAGGTACGCATTTCTGTTGTACCTGATGATGTTGATTGTGGTCCAATTAGGTTATATTCGTCGTTGGCATTTTTAGCATACAATTGATTTGTTGTTGTATTCCACCACAAATCGCCTTCGGATAATCCAGTTGGTTGATTTGCTGATACTTCTGCTCCGCTTACTGTTTTGTATTGTGTGCCGTCATACACTCTAATACGTTCAGATGTAGCGTCATACCACAGCATACCTGTAAGTGCTTTTGTTGGTGCGTTAGTTCCTGAAAAATTTTCTAATAAAAACAAAAAATTTTCGTTTTGTTGTTCGCCGTAACCTGCGTAGTTTTTACCAATTAGTTTAATTTCAGTTGTATCATCAACTGTGCCATCCTCGACAGTTGTTAACTGCGCCCCACTATATCTATTAATTATGTATGCCATTTACTTCACCTTGTGTGTAATTTTAAGTATTTATCTTAAACGCTACTAGACAAGTTTTCCTGCCACGTCCATGATCCTACAACAACTTCAAATCTTTTTAATGTTCTTGTTACAGTAAGTGTTACTGTATCTGTTGTATTTGTAAAACTAAAGTCTCCTATAACCGATTGGTTTTGTACACCAGCACTATCAACTGCTACAAAACTTTTTGATACTGATCCAGTTGGATTATATGTATACTCTCCGCTATATGATGTACAATGAACTCTAGCACTTACTCCATTATTTTTTGTACTAGCAGGAACTAAATCGTTAACTAAAGCAGCAATTTGGGCATCAGTTAATCCTGTTGAATCAACTGAAAGCCATATGTCTGTGCTTTTACTAGCATCGTCAACATATAGTTTTGTAGCAGCATCATTATCTGCTGCTGGTTCAGCAATATTACGAATTTTAGATGTTGCTACTAATTGTATATCACCGTTAACGTTTAAATTAAGTCCAGTAGTTGTTGTTATTGTACTAGCGTTAAACGATATGTTATCAACTGTAAGTTCTTCTAAAGTACCTACACGCACAAGTCCAGTTGCTTGGGTAACACTGTTATGTAGTTCATTAATACTTAATACTGTTGTATTATTAATTTTGTAAACTCTGCCGTCTGCTACATCTATATTTGTACTCGCTGTCCAAGAATCGGTAGAATCTCTCCATGTCCATTTTTTCTCTTCTCCAGAAGCACGTAAAACAACGCCACCGTCGTCTACCTGGGCATTTGTTAGTAATGTACTACCATCTGTAATTGCTAGTTCAATTTGCTTATCTTCTACTCTTAATGTAGACACATCTAAGCTAGAACTATCGCCTCTAACAGTTAAATTACCTTCGATAATTATACTTGTATTCTCGGCTGCGCTATCGCTTGTTCCAATGTGTAACATTGCTGCTGGTTCAGCATTAAATATTCCAACCCGTCTATTGCTTGTATCTATTGTAATAGCATCGTCAGGTGAACCACTAGTGCTAGTTTGAATTTTAATATTAGCATTATCTCTAAACGATCTAATAACAATATCTCTATTAAGAGATGTTGTATCTGTTGATAAACTGAGTCTAGACACATCACCAACTAGCAGTCCTCTGTCATTGTTAATATGTAAATGCTGGTTTGTAGTTTGATATGTGGCAACATTTAAATTTGGAGAAACACGTAAGAAATCTGATGCTGAGTATACATTATTTGCTGTATCAATTAAGTTATTAGCATTAGTAGCTGTGCCATTCCAAGCAAAAGTACTATATGTTGGATTAATGTTAACCCCTGCTTTTATCTGTGTAGGAAATCCTGGTATTAAAGCAACATTTGAGTCTATGACAGGAGCAGTAAAATCTTCACTTGATACAATAGCTACTAAATTACCACCTACTGTCCAACGTGCTACAGTTTTATCAAATCCATTGCTGTCAGTAAGCGTTATAGCATCACATTCTGTTTGTCCTTGTGTTCTAGTATAAGTTGGACCTGCTCTAAAAATTTGACTACCATCTGAAAAATACAATTGCTTGGTTGTAGCATTTACCCACAAATCTCCAGCAACCATACTAGGTTGTAAAGCGGCATAAGTAGTTGTATCAGTGCCTCTAAATTCTGTGCCGTCATATACCTTTAGTCTACCTACACTAGTGTCATACCATATTTGTCCTCTAAGTGGATTAGTTGGCTGAACTGTTGAAGCAAAATTTTCTAAAATTTTAACAAAGTTTTCGTTAAATGCTTCTCCGTATCCTGTGTAGTTACGTCCAACAAGAGTTACATCTGTAGTAGCAACGTCAATTTTTCCATCAATCAAATCTACTAAGAGTGTACCGTCTGATTGGTTTATTTTATAACTCATAGTAATGAAACTCCTGTATATATAATGTATTCAACTGTTACAAACGGTGGAGTATGATAGAACGGATCATTGTCTACATCTATCATATTACCTGTTTGAGTGTTAGCTGTTCCTGCTGTTGTACCCATAATAGATTGTGCTTGAGCACCTGTATCTGTACCACCAGCAACACCAGTAGTGCTATAATACTGCTCTCCGTTATCGCCTTGTAAACTATGTTGGTGATCAGGAAGTTGATTTTGTTGAATAACTCCTGATTCACTACCGCCTGGTAGTCCTACAGTATTAGCAGAAGCATCGTTAAGAACACGGTTGCCTGTTGTAGCATCTCCTAAATGTCCAATTAAAAATCTGCCTCTAAAATCTGGTACTTTAAATTTTGTAGCTGGATCACTTGGTGTTCCGTATAAGTTGCCAATTACTTCGTATAATTGTTCATAAGATCCACCGCGTGTGAGCTCTTGTCCATGACACAACTCCCATTTATCAGGAGGTACAGTGCCAGCAAAAGGCATAATCATTCCTAAAACAAATGTAGGAATTGTGCTTACAAATGTTTGATGTGTCATTTTTGTAAGTGCGCCGCTACGGTTAATTAATACTTCGTCAGTAAGAGTGTTTACTACACCTGTTGCTGTTTGATTGTCTATAAATGCTGGATCAACGTTTAGTGTCCATTCTTTTGTAGTGCCGCCAACTTGCCCATCAAATGTAATTGGTGCTGATGCTGTTACATCTCCTGTGCTGCTAAATTGGAACGTTGTTGGTTGAGCTAATTTACCTGCACTTGTAGCAGTGCCGCCGACATTACCACTTACATTACCAATTACATTTCCATAAAAAGTGTTAGAGTGTACTTCAAGATAAGGTAATGCTTCTGTTCCAATTTTATTTACTGAAGGAGTGTACGGTTGAATATTTTCAGCATATATGCTAGATGTATTGTCTGTATCATTTTGGTTGAAATACGCTTCTCCTCCAACATTGACAGCTTTGGCAATACTTACTCCGCCTAATGTACTTAAAGATGCTGTTGAATCTGTGTATACACTACTATCTGCTATGCTTTTTACGATAACTCTACCGCCTTGGTTAGCAGCATTAGGTTTAGCTTGAATATTTCCTACGACATCTAATTCTTCGTCTGGTGCTGTAGTCAAAATACCATGTTTGCCTTCTGAAGTAATTCTTAAAGCTGTAGTATTTGCTCCAGCATTATTAACTTGAAAATCAATAGGACCATCAGTTGCTTTATTTCTAAGAAATGCTGTTGATCCAGTAATACTCATACTTAAGATACCGTTTTCGCCTACTGTTATACCAGTATTTGTAGCAATCTTAATTTCTTTTTCAAATCTGTTTGCTACAGAAAGTCTAGCAATATCATTATACTCAATTGATAACAGTCCTGTTGAATCAATTATTTTTTCTGCTTTTTCAGCTGTGCCATAATACTTTGCTGCTTTGCCATTAAAAATTGTTTCAGAAGGAAGATTAATACCTGGTTTTAAAACAGTACCAGACGGAAATCCAGCTATTTTTAATTTAGGAGTAAATTCGTAACTGCTGTGTATAGAAACAATTTTATCATTTACATAGCTAGATAAAATTACATGTTGTCTGTCTGTTCCTAACTCAGCACTTGTGCCTATAATACTTTCAATTTTTACACCAGTGGAAGCGCCTTCAGCATAATCAGGTCCAATTAGTATCCAGCCACTACCACTATAAAGATATGCTTGTAAGTTTGCTGTATCAATCCAAATATCACCTATAATACTTTCACTTGCTTGTGGCTGTGATTGAGCTTTTTTGATACCACCTGATGCTACCCAAGCAGCACCATCATAAACTTTGAGTTGATCAACTCCGACAGTTGTGTCATACCATAATTGACCTTCAACGGCGTTGATAGGAGCAGTAGTATTAGCAAAATTTTCTAATAATTGTAAAAAGTTTGTATTGATGTAAGATCCATATCCAGACAAATTTTGTCCGGGTAATTTTAAACTTGTATCTGAACTATTTAAACTGTTTTCTTCTATTTCAATCGAACCGTTGTTTACAAAATCCGTAAATCTAATACTATAGTCTGCCATTTATTAACCCTCAATTCCGCTCAAACTTTGAATACGAACTGTATAATCAATTTGTATTAACCTGTTTAAACTTTTTTGTACTGGATGAAAAATAACATGTGTCATTAGTCTACCAGTTCCACTTTCTGAATAACTACGTAAACCTAATTCATCAAATACATATAAATTTTCTGAACTACCTGCTGTGTCAAAAGCATCTTGTCCTGCTGGTTCTCCATAATCTAACAAACATCTTACAAGCACATCGGTATAATTTGTTCCACTAACGTGTCTAATTTCTGTTTTATTTCTAGTTGGATCTGTATTTGCTACAGCTCTTTCATCAACTACTTTTGTAAATGTTTGATTGTACAAACTAGCATTTGTTCCGGTGCTGTTAGGTGTTAAATAAGTAACAATACCTGTTGGATCAACGCTTGTACCGCCATTTCCAAAACTCATTTCGTATACAAAACCATAACCTTGATTAGCTAAACTTTCTGCTAAAGCAAGACTCATGTTTTCATAATGAATAGCATTGCGTTTATTCACATAAATTTCGCCACTAGTTGGGTCAGAAATTTTAATGTGTCCTTCTACATGTATTCCATTTAAATCTTTAAACTGTGTCATCTTTTTTACCTTATACTGTATTTATTTAGGTAGCTCAATAGTTGCTCCGCGTAAGAATTTAGCAATTGAAGAATTACTATCTCTTAAAGAAGTTCCGTTATTATACCAAGTTTTACCTGTTTTCTTAACAATTCTTATTTCTGTATCAATAGCTGGAGTAGTAGCAAATTGGATTACTTTTTCGCTGCCAACTGTTATAACATCAAACTCTTTATCTTGTGTTTGGTCAGCTTCTGGACTGTCTTGTGCTATTGTTTTGTTATACACATCTACTGCCACTTTACTTAACTTTCTACCGCCTACAAACACTTCAATTTCATTAATATTATTAAATTCAAAATCTATATCAACAACAGTATTACTACCATCTGCTAACTGTCTATAAACTTGATATGTATCTCTGTAATCAATTGTTTCGTCAATACCTTGTCCGTATACTTTTGTATTTACTGGATAATTTACTTTTGCTCCAGTTCCTAAAGTACCTCTTCTAAGCTGACTTAAAGTGTTTTCTTCTACTACAAAATATTCAATACGTTCACCATCAACCCATAATACACCTGGAATGTTTTGTAAAGTGTTTGGTTGAACTATACCTGTAGCATCGTCTAATATAATTTTTGTATCATATTGTTTTAATGCTACTGCTAATTTATAACTATTATCTTCATTGAGTCGTTTGTAATGTGTTCTTCCTAACATGTCTCTAAAGATTCTATATCCAAATTTTGGAGATGCTGTATTATTTTGGAAATGTAATACATCAATGCGATCATTTTCGTTAGGAATATTAGTAAGTCTAATAGCATCTAATGTTTCCATTACTACATAATCAATTGAAGGTTGTAAAACTATTCCGTTTTTAATTACCCAAACATACTGAGCAGACAACACTGGTTTTTCAAGTTCTACAATTCCGTTACTTAACAAATTACGTCTAGTTGCTTCAGGTGAATTTGCGTTTACAATTGAATTATTTAAAACATTATAAGTATATCTAGAAAAGTTATTAATGTCGTGATTACTAAAATGCATCACACTTACCTTAAAATCGCTTGCTTGTAAATTTGGAAGACTTGGATCTATAGTCAAACTATCACTTTCAATAAACTGTAAATCACTTATTACTAAAGCAGTAGAATCTGCTCCAGAAGCTGTAATATAGAATTTTTCATCGGCAACAAATTCGTCTCGTAATCCTTTTTGGTAACTTCTAACTGTTACTACATTGTCAACAATACTTCTAACCTTTGTTTCAAATGTTGTGCTTGTAGCAGCACTTGTAATTGATAGAGTATCTCCTTCTTGTACAAGTAATTCTAAATTAGCTGCAGTGCTGCCGTCAAGTTCAGAAAATGTTAATTGTGTATCAACAAAATAATATTCAGCATCTTTTAAAACATAGATGTCTAATTTGCTACCTGCTGGTGCTATTACATTGTTAAGCAATGTAATTCTTCCATTTACATTATCCCATGCCCAGTAACGTTGGTCAAGTCTTACATTGTCAACATATATTAAAAAATCTACACTTGTTAGATTTGACAAAGGATCAAACATCCAAGAATCGATTGAGTAAATTCTATTGCTTGTGGTTGTATAACTAATGCTATATCCTGGACTTAATACTTGTTTATTTGCTCTCCACATAACAAGTAAATTATGTCCTAACGGTTTATTATTAAACGGAATATTTGTATCTGTAAATTTGTAATAATTTACAAGTGTAGGATCCCATGATTCATCTTGATAAATTTGACTGAAAGTTTGAATAGCACTATCATATACAGCATATTGAATTACATTGCCAACTTCAAAATTGTAGTCTGGACTATCTATTGGTGGCAAGATAGTAATACCTAATCTATTGTTTAATTTTTGTGTTGTGTAATCTGTACCAACAACACCTATTTTGCCATTTATAATAACTATAGCAGTAACATTTGTATTATATTTAATTGCTGTTTCAATTTCTAATCCTGAAGAATCTAAAATATCAATATCAAACTGCGTTAATTTTATTGTTTGAGTATCGATTAACTTAGACCCGTTTGCTCCTATTGTCATAATGCTAATAGATTTATTAGCTTCAAAAACTTCTTGAACATTATCAAATGTAAGAGTATTTGATTCAACATCAACAGTGTAGTTGTTTTTCTCTAACAACTTTCCATCATAGTTTACTACTACATTATCGGTGCCAAAAGGTGTATTTGGCATTTCAAATACAACGGTTGAACCATCAGTTACATAATTGGCAACAGAAATAAGTCCTATACCATCTGGTGTGCGAGTGTACACAGATAAGTCTAATGTGTCTGTAACATGACCAGGTACTAATTCTTCTGGACCTCTTGAAGCACTTTGAGTGTAAAAACCATCGCCGTCAACTATAACTTCGCCGCCTGGTATACCAGAAGCAGTTGATCTATCTATTGCTCCTCCAGACAATGCTGTATCATAAGCAGCTGAAACTGGAGCAAAAGAACCGTCGCTGGACTCTTTTCTAATAATAACTTGATCACCGTCAGTTGTAAAAAATGCTCCATTGATATCTATAGTATCTGTAACTCCATCGCCAACTACTGTTGCCATTACAGCATTTTTGTTAGCAGTAATAGTGCTACCGTCATACTGCGGATCATCTTGTCTTACTCCATTAAGATAGATGTTATAAGATACTCCATCTTCTAAAGGTGTTGATAATTGTAAAATTGATGTACTACCATCTAATGTTAACACTTCATCTTGATAAGTGTTATCAAATGTATCCCAAGGCAGGTCACTAAATCCTCCAACACCAAATCCTTGTTCTGTGCCAAAATCTAAACCGTCATACAACGCACCTTCGTATTCAACTCCGTCCATTAATTGACTTGTTTCTACACCTGGCATACCCGAAGTTGGTTTGTATTCTGTTAAAATTCTATCTGCCGCTTGTAATAGATTAACATCTTTTTTGTATTGTATTTCAACAGTTGAATTTAAAGCTGGATCCTCAACAAATTCTACATATCCAAAGTACCTGTCATATAATTTTGTTCTATCTAATTGATTACCAACAGTATAAGTATTTTGTAATTGTACAACTCCATCTATTTTAACTGTAAACGAATCTGTCTTTATGTTCATTGGCCACTTAACCATAAATTTCTTTTGGTTGCCTGATCCTGTAAATGTTTCTGTTTTATCAAGAATTTCAAAATACTTTTTGCCACTCACACGATCAAATTTTACTATAACATGTGTGCTTCGTACATTACTATTTCCTAATATACATGATGCTAAAACAGGCTTGCCATCTATATCTTGGTTACCACTTACTGTAACTGTAGGAGCTTTGTATAATCTGCTTCCTTTGTTTACAATTTCAATACTTGTTACTTTGCCTTTAGAAATATATGCTTTTGCTGTAAGTCCAGAATATAAAGGTGTACTATCATTTTCAAATGTGACATAAGGAGTATCAGTAAAGCCAGATCCTCCGTCTATAACATCAATACGGATTACTTCATAGGTGTTGTTATCGGTCCAGTTCTTGTAAGGATATGTAAAATATTTGTTCCAAAGATTTACAACTTCGGTGCCGTCAAAAGTAGCAGCACTAGGAGTGATATTACCATCGATGTAACTAGGAGACAAATCAAAATCTGTAATAACACTTTGACTAGGTTCAATTTTTTCATAAGAACTAATATATTCTCTAACATTTGAACTATAGGGTTTTACTTCGTTAATATAATCTTGATAATTTTCTAAGTTATCGTTTTGGTAAGCAACTTTTTGTGCTAACTCGCCTACATTATGTTTAGCCCTAATAAAACTTGTTTTGAAAGCCCAATCAACATTAGGTTGTTCACTAAACACATATTTTATTCCGGCAAAGAATAGATTGTTATATTCAACTGCTAAATCTCCAATGAATATATCTTGCGCTATAGCATCTATAATATTTCTTAACTCTTGTACTGGTTCTCTGTCGTAAAATGTAATATCATAAACAGAGGCATCATATCCTGTTGTCTTAGTAGTATAATCATAAATTAACGAACTTAATTTTATTGTTCCGTTTTGTCTTCCTATTGTTTCATAATTTACAGTGTAATCTTCAGTGTCAATTTCGTTAATTTTCTTTAACAGTAACCAACCGCCTGTGCCAACATTAGATATCTTTACAATATCGCCAATATTGTTATTAACAGCATATAATTCGTAGCTTGCCTCAATTGTATTATCTACAATTGTATTAGGTCCATAACCATCAGCGTAATAATCTACATAATTCCAATATTTAGTAGTATCAAAACTTTGGTTATCCGATCTTTCCCAAATTGCTTGTGTTTTATTGTAAACATATATTGCCCATCTTCCTCCAATTGAAGAATCAGCAGTGACTAAAACACTGAACGGTCTTGCTTTTAATAATGTAGTACTATCGTAATCAAAGCCCGAATCTTTTACTGTTACAGAAATAAGTTGTCCATTACTGTTAATAGCAGTTTCAAGATTAGCACCTTTACCAGTTGTTGTTTCTATTTCTATAAGTGGAGCAGTTTTGTAACCATTACCTTTATCATTAATTATTACACTTGTAATTTTACCAAATTCAATAACAGGTGTTACAATAGCAGGTTTGACTTTTGCTGTACCAACAAATTCAAGATTTTCTACATCATCAATACTTACATCAAATTTTTGAGATGCTAGTATAGGCAATGGATCTTTAGATTGTAATTTAGTCAAATCATAGTTATCAACGATTAAATTTTTAATTAAAACAGAATTAGCTCTTTCTACAAATTGTTTTACAGCTTCAATGCGATTAACAAACATGCTCTGTCTAGGAATATTTAACACACCGTATTTTTTTACTGGTTGTAAATTAACATCAGGTACTGGATTACCTACTAAGTCATATCCTACTAAACTATCAATCCATTTACGTTCAATCTCTTGATTTGGAACATCAATGTCTAGTCCTTCAGTAATTAATTGGTATTCACTATGAACTTCAGTCTTTACATTAACATCTTTTAATGTTCTAAAATGAATTACAGTATTTTTTCCTTCAATTAAACTAGCACAATTATATAATACAAATTTATCGCTTTCTAATATGCCTACATATCTATAACCTTGTTTAGCAGGATCTTTAATCAGGTCTGCTACTACTTGGGCACTAATAATTCTATTTGTATTTGTAGGAACAGTAGTTTTATTTTTTACCCAATAGAAATATCTTGGAACAAAAACTTGTTTTGTAGCATCAAATATCAATTTTTCACTATAAACTGTATCATCATATAGTGCTGTACCAGTCACACCTTGTGTAAAACCAGTTGTTGATCCTGAAAGTTCATTCCATTCAGATGGTAATAAATCAGTGCTTACCCATTCGCTTACGACAATATCACTGTCAGGTAAAATCTTATTAAAGACTGTTGACCTATATGACGAACCTTGTTGGTAAGGATCATACCACGAAGCTTCACTAAGATTCCACCACAACTTACCAACGTATCTATCTGTCCAATTTGACTGAGCATCAACTACAACATCTGCAGTTTCTGCTGTAGAATATACTGCCGGATCGTACCAAGTTTTGTAACTTATCTCTTGCTCTGCTGCGCCTGCTATTTTTCCTTGTCTTGGATCTATCACATCTAAGTCTGCAATAATATCTGCCGTATTTTTGTCATACAAAAATACACGCTGTATTTGTTTAATATCTGGTTTATTAGTTTGGGAAGTAAGAACTTGATTTGAATTTTTGTTTTTTGTATGTGTAAATTCTGCTAGTATTCCTGGAATATTACTAATAACATAATTAGCATCTGTAGGAGTATTAACATTAGAAGCTAGATAGTTTGGCAAATTCAAATAGATATGATTATTAATAAATTTAAAATTATCTAAAGTATGTCCAAATGTTTGTCGTTTATAATTCACACTTTCGCCATATGTAAAGTTATCACCTATCTGTTCAAATATCATAATTCTACCAAGATCAGAATCAATTGTTCCAAACCTAGTAGTTCCGTTGTCAAAAATTAGCTTACCATTTGTGGTAACATCAAAATTAGTAACAGTTAGTTTATCAGAGTTTTTACCGCATATTGCTAATTTATTACCACTAAAATCAACAGCAGAACCAAAATATTCGTTTCTTTCTGATTGTGGACTATATAAATTTTGTGTCAATGTATATGTATTATCAGTTTGCTGTGTGTAAACATATACAGTTCCTTTATTTGTACCAGTGTCGTCGTTGGCTGGTTCAGAGATAGCAATTTTGTTACCTTCGTCATTTATAGCAAAATCTACTGCCCATTGTTCATTAGTGTCGCCTGTTATTTCTTGGATGTAAGTCCAGCGATCAATTGGCTGATTATATACTGTAAGAGTGCGTTGACCTGCTTTTATACTTTGAGCAACAAGTTTGTCTCCGTTTGTGTTTACAAAGAATTTACGTCCAAAATACTGTTCATTTGTATCATTGTCGCCATCTAAATCTTGTTCTCTATTTGGTACAAATCCTGTATGTTCTACATTATCAGAATAGTAATATAATATTTCGCCATTTTCATTTGTTTCAGCATTAGACCAACTGTTTACATCTGTAGGTAATTTTTCAGTTGCTGGCGTTACAGACGGAAGTCTGTCTACTAATGCTTTGTATAGAGCATTTTGATAATAAACAAGATCGCCTGTTCTATACTTTTCATCTACATCAAATACACCTTTGTATGATCTGTTGCGTGTCCATTTCCATTCTACTGTATCTACATCGTACTCAAAGAAATAAATTGCTCCTACTGCCTGTGCTGGTGCCGAAACAAATAATTTATATTTTCCGGTTAGATTTTTTCTAAACTCAATTTCATATCCAAAATTTTCATTATCTTTTGGTTCAGGACTAAACATTACTGTCTGTAAAGAATAATTTCTAGACACACTATCTAATTCGTAAATGTATACAGCACCCTGTGCTGTAAGCCCTGATGCTAAGCCGTCGCCTGTTGTTGTTAAACTATATACAGCTTCCCATAGGTCTTCATTGTCACCAGCTGTAATTGTACTACTATCACTTGCGTCATCATGCCAGTTGCTTATATCTACTTTTGCTCTCCATAATTGGCCTCTATCAACAACAATATCACCTACAGCATATGCTTCGGCAGGATCAATTGTGCCTTTAAATTTTGATAATATATTAGAAGCAAACGGAGCACCTACAGCAATATATTTTCCGTCTGGTGCTACTGATACTGAGTAACCATATCCACTATTTTCATCATGATAAGCAGTAGGTAGAAAATTCTCTGTTTGACTATAACTAAGTGTATCGCCAGATCTACGCATAATTTCAAGAACACCATGATTATATGAGCTGTTACTAATATATTCTGTTTTAGCTGTAGTCAAGTTACTCTGAGATGAATCTGTGGCTTGTATTTGCTCATATTCAACAGACACTAATTTTCCTAAATCAGTGCTATCAGCTAGAAATACATTAAAACCAATAGGCCATACATTAACACCTTTATTTACAGTCAGTTTTGTTCTGTCATTTACACTGTCATAAGACTTAGCAAACACACTACTATATCCTGACGAATCATCTATCATCACTATATCGTCTACATTTACAGATCCTGTGACATTGCCGTCAATAAGTAGATTTACTCTTTTATCTGATGTATTTTGAAATTCTTTATACAAACTAAAAATACTTTTGTTTTCGTATACAGACCATTCACCTGATCCTGTATTGTCTAACCAAATTTTATCAACATTATCAGTTTCTAAATCTACTATATTTGTGTTTAAATCATCAACATCTGTAAATCTTCTAGAGTTGAATACACTTATTACTGCGCCAGTTGTAGCATTGAAACTATCTTCATCATTTTCATATTCAATTGCTTCTAATGTGTTAAACTCTATTGTATTACCAAAAACATTAGTTACTTTATAAAAACCTTTTAATAATGGTACATCAGTGTATACACCAATATAATCATTTATTGCTATTGTTTTTACTTGTCTGTCAACAATTAATCTTACGCCATTATTAGCATTGTCAACAAACGTTTCTAAATTGGTTACGTTATAAGTTGATCTACTATGTTTTAAAACTGTCCATGTTGATTTTTCATTTGTAATCCAAATATGTTTACCAATTGGCAATGTATCTAAATCTATTTCAGGAATAAAACTTTTATCTCGTACAATATATTCAACATCTGAATCTCTAACATATCCACTATTACGAGCAATAGCTCTGTTCTCTGTTGTAATTCCAACAAGTTGATGCGAATAATTATCAGGGCTTTTGTAAACTTCTCTTGGCGTGTATTCATATACCAAGTCTTTCCTAGTTGTATCAGCACGAGATACAAGTTCAAATATTTGAGGATTTAGTTTATATTTAGATTCGTCAATGACATATTCAGTTTCTTGGATATTATCAATAGATCCGTATTGCCCTAGTCTTAAAGCCCATTCTTCGTAAAACTCTACACTATCTTTGTCACTGCTACTTAAAGCATCAAACAACTTATCAAGAGCATTTCTTGTTCCTTTTTCTTGTATAAATCCTTGGTAAAATTTATATTGGCTTACACTATCTGTAATAATATTTTCTAAGTATTGTCTTTTTTGGTATCCTATTAAATGCTGTGCTAATCTTTGTTGTTCAGTATCAAAGTTATCTGTATCTAAATCATAGAAATCAGCAAATTGATTTACTTTATAATCCCAATTTGGATAAATTTGTGAGACTGGACGTGAGTCTAACCTTCTCCAATTTGTATCATTAAATTTGGTTTTACTAGTATGTTTCTTAACTGAACTGTAATAGAATTCTTTAAACTTTACAATATCAGCAACTTGATAGTCTGTGTTAGGTTCCCATAAAACTGTTCTGGCTTCGTCATAGAAAAAGCCTGGAATATTCAAACTACCTGTCCAGTTGTCTGTTCTGTAACCAATAAGTTTAATTCTATCTTGTCTAAATCCAGCAGCAAGATCATAAATTGTATCAGCAAAAATTGTTTCATTATCAATTAAAACAACATGCTCTTGTTGTACTAATGGTAACTTTACAAGATAAATTCCTTCATTGTTTCCAACCGCATTTAAAGCAAAATCTATATCTCTGTCTCTATAGGCATTTATTTGATCTGCACTTATTAAATTACCATTACTAGTAACTATATTATAATCATAAAAATTATCATACAAATTATCAACTGTAAAATATTTACGAGAAAACTTACACGCATTAGCAATTGGACTTACAGCAAGCACTGTGCCTGCTTTCCAATTTTGTGTGCCAAAGAATAAAAATTCTTTAACAACTAATAACATGTTTTCTACTTCTCCACCTTCTGGATTTACTGAATCTAATATAAAGCCAATTGATTTTAAATATGCTTCGTATCCAAGGAGAAAATCTACAAGTTCTTGATCTGAATTAAATCTCTGTCCATAAGGAACTTGCTCTGGAGTATTTGAAAATGCTTTTCTAATAATAGCACCTTTACCTCCAGATATTGGTAATTCAGCAAGTTTAGTAAAATTATTTAAATCTATTTCACTTGAAGAAATATGAGTAATTTTTGCCCTGTAAAATTCTCCATTATATTTTACAATAGTTCCTACTGTATAAGTATTTCCTTCAGCAAATGGAAAAAAGTTTTCGCTAATTCCGCCTACATTAATAGCCTTATCACTTCTTTGTTCAATAAATGGTAATATGGTAAATGTAGGATTTTGTTTATCATATCCTTTAACAATGTAGCCATTATTAATTGTTTTTTCAATTGTTACTCCGCTGGCTATAGCAGTATCTTGTACAGAACTTTTGTTTAAAAATATTTGATAATTTTCATTTGGAACAAATACATTAGTTTTATTTAAGGGACTTCTGCTATCTAGTAATAATTTTAATTTATTTTTTTCAGCAAAACCACCTAACTTTATTGCTAACTGATTTGTAAGACCCTTTGTAATAGTTTGATATTTTATGTATTTAGAATCTACAGAATATTTCACATAGTTTGCTATGTAATTTACTAAGCCACTTGTTAATACTTCAGTTTCACTACCCTCTGTGATAGTAGGAAATATAAGATCTTTAGCAGCAATCTGTTGTTGAGATTCTGAATATACTATATTACCAGATAAGTCAAATTTCATCCTACTACGATCAAATCCTAAGCCAATTACATGACTTGGTTGTAATAAAATCCACGCTTTTAACAACGCAAAGTTGTATTCACTACTATTTCTCCAAGCATTTTCAGTTGGAGAACCGTCTCCATAAACAAAAGGTTTTATGGTGTCAACTAAAACAAAATTCCTTGCTAGACCAGAGGCTGAAGGTCCACGTAAATTTCCTTGTTCGTCTACTGGAATAATATTCATTAAATCTTTACGCACGTAGTTTTTCTTTTGTACTACAGGTTTGCCTGGTTCTTTTACAAGACCATCACGTAAATCTTGCCACAAAGGTGTATTGTTAAATGTATAAGGAGCAGGTCCATAAACACTTTCCCACCATGTTGGTTTTATTGAAATTCCTAACATTTCCCAAGGTGTAATATGCGGCCTGTCTGTGTCATAATAATATCTATAGATATTTCTCCAAAAACCAACTAATGTTTCGCCGTCAAAGTCAGTCATGTTACGATAATTATAAGTTAATGGATTAGAGCCATCATAAAAATCCTGCGAAGTATAATCAGGATTATTTGCGCCGTCTAACCATTTGCTAAAATCTTCTAGCAGTATATTATTAAAATCTTGTGTTTTGTAATTAGTTTTTCTAAATTTACCAGGAAGAACGTTATGTATATCTAAAAAATTAGTATCATAATTAATCTTAATATTGTTGTAAATTCTTTTTTCTAATTCTAATAATAGGTCATCTCTATAATCACCAAATGCCTTTGTACGACTACCATCATGTCCTAGTATAACAGATACGTTTCCAGTTACAGATGTATCATTTATAATTTGTGGTTCATACTTTGGTAAAAATCCTAGTTTTGTTGGTGTTGGTGGCACAAAACATCCTGCTGTGTTATCAAATTCAACTACAGTGATTTGGTCATTTTCAACAGCATTTGTATACTTTACAAAACCATCTTCGATTGTATAATCTTTGTTTATTGTTTTGATTTCGTCATTTACATATACTAAAATTGATTTTGAACTTAATGTAGTCATATCAAAACCATCATAACTAGTAGGAATATATTCAATTCCAGTATAATCTACACTAGTAGTATTTGCTCTAGATTTGTTAAAAGGAACCATATCACTAGCAAAAAAGGCAAACGAACTAGTTTTGTCTTTAGTAATTTTTTTCATTATCAAATCAACATGATCTGCAGTAGATCCATGAAAACCAGTTTTTGTTGATTCAGTTAAAAACGCTCTTTTAAATCTGCTGTATTCAGATTGAGCAAAATTTAATGACTTAATAACATTTGCGTTTTTATCAACAATGTGATAAGATGCTAAATTAAACGGACTACTATGCTTCATAAATTGTGAACCATATTCTGTAGCGTTTCCAATGTCTCTTAAATTTGTTACTCCTGGAGCAATTCCTGTAGTGTCAGGATGATCAAACAATATAGTGTTTACATGTTTATTAACTTCACCAATTGTAAAGGTTGTAACATCATTGTTGGTAGGATTACTTTCTAAATTCCTAGGTATTTCATAATAGCCATTATTATTTTTATCTGCGGCACTATAGCATTTTAAAACTACAATATCTGTGCTAGATAAATTTTTAATAAAACTTACACGCTTATTAGGAACAGCATTGGTTAAATTATAATCAATACCTTCAATTTTTTTCTCACCATTAACAAAAACTTTGATTTGTAAATCATCTAACAAGTAACTATTTTCAAACACATCAACGTCAAAGTCATTTACTTTAGCATTGTATTGTCTAATCACTGCTTGTCTAGATTTAAAATAAGTTTTTTTCCAAACATTTTCATAGGCAAAATTATCACCAGTGAAATCATAAATTTTAAAAAATCCTGTTTTTATTGAGTTTGTAACTGTATTAGAATTGTCGTCTTGATAATTAAATGTGTCTAAATTATAATCAAAACTAAAAACAATATCACCAAAATTATTAATACTTTCGTATGTTAACGGAAATCCCAATTCAACATCATTACTGCCTGAGCCTTTTTTGTAACTAAAAAGTTTTGTACCTTGGAAGGTACTACCTTTATAATAAGTTTCGTTTGTAAAGGCATTTCCAGAGGAATCAAACAAATCAAAATGCGGTGCTTCGTTAACTGCTGTTTTTTCTTGGCTCATTTTCCATGAAGTATTTTCATAATGGAACATTTTGCCGCTGTTTACATCTCCAAGTAACACTAAAACACTATCGCCTTCATTTGGTATAGTATCTGTAGTTTCAACTAAACTAATTTGTCTCTTTTTTGTTTCAGTAGTTCCAAAGTTAATAAAGTTTACAGTATAAATTTTTCCATTAACTAATATATCAGGATCAGCAGTAAATAATATTCTCATATCTTGTGTTATCTCTACACCGTCAATGATGTAACCGCCAGAACCTTCTATAGTACTAAAAACATCAGTAGTAAATGTATCAACAAGATCTACATTTTGTTTACTTTTTACACCATGATTAAAAAGTTTTATTCCTGCTTCAAATTCAATAATAGGTCGTTTAGCTCTTGCGTTTTGATCTAACGCTACTGGCTGATTATTAGCAGCAAAACTAGCTTCAATTACGTCTTTATGAAACCATCTATTATACCTACTCCAAGGATTTCTATCCTTGCTTGAACGATTTACACAAATATAATCTTTGTTTGCTGGAAAACTTCTAGCATCTTCAAAAGGAAATTTATCAAACGCATAGTCTTCGCCGTCAAATGGTATGGCTACTTCGGTTGTAAAAATTACAGGCACTTCTAAATCTTGTTCTTTTATCAGAACAATTTTACTTCCAACACCTTCTACAAAGTAATAACCATCGCTGTAACTAGCAGGTGTAACTTCGCCTTGAAAATTTAATTTCATTCCGTTGCTTAATTTTAAACCATTTTCTGTAGTATATGTCTTTTTACCAAGGATTTCTTGTTCAACATCAATTTTACTACTTTCTTCGATATTATAGAATGTAGCAACGCCAGATACATTTATTTCATTCTGACTTACATAATTCAAAGTAGGAGGTACATCTGTATCAACAACAAAAACTATTCTACCATTTTCTATGTACTCGTCGGTAGTTTCAACTAATGTACCATCTTCCAATCTTTTGAACTTTGTAATACCTGTATTGTAAAGTGTGCTATTATTTTCAGCGTCAATAGAAAGAAGAGGATCGTTGTCATTAAAATTGATATCACTTACAAATGATATAGGATGCCCAGGTGTGTTAATATCAAAAGTATATGTTTGTCCTTTGAATAATTTTAAAGTGGGATTTTTTGTTAAACCGTCTGGTGAAAACACATATGTTGGATATTGATCTCCT